CACTCCCGGCCAGTGCCGCGCCAGCACGCGGCGACAGTACTCGTCTTTTTCTATTTGCCACTGACAGATCATACCCGCCCGGTCAAGTCCAAGGTCGAGCCCGCCGATCCCGGCGAACACGCTGCCGTAGGTCACGGCGTCTGCCGCCTGTCTGGCCGGTTCGGGCAGTTCACCCAGTGCGGCCGCAGCGTCACGCCGCTCACCAGTTCGCCGCAGCCCCACCAGCACGGGACCGTCAAACCCCGGCCTGGCCCCGTGTTTGTCGGATCGCCGGGTCTGCGGCCCGGCTTCCTCTTGGCCGGCGGCGAGGCAGCCGCCTGTTCAGTGGGCTTAGGCGGAAACTGGGGGGCGTTGCCGCCCCCCAGTTTCTTGACCGTTCGTTCGTATGCCTCTCTCGCGTTCTTCTGGCGCAACCGCGCACTGTTTGTCAAACGAGTTCCTCCGCTGGCAGATCGGCGATGCACTCCTCGACCAGCCGGGGGAACACACCGCTCTCATCGCCTCGGCTGAGTATCCTGGCCTCGATGGCCGCGCCCACCCGCTGGATCGCCGCCACTATGCCCGCGCTCGTGTGCGTGAACGAATCCAGCAACTCGCCGCCGCGCAACGAGACGCTCTTCTCGTCCTGGTAGAGCGTCGAGTAGTCGTACAGGGCCAGCACGAGCATCCGCCCGTCCTGGTGCTCGCGCACCTCGATCACCCAGTCGGTCTCCTGATTCGGGTCGTTGCCGATCTGGGCCCCGTGCCGGTCGTTCTCGCTGGCGCTGGCAATCACCGGCCAGTCGTCCTCCACAATCAGGACCGGCGCTCTGCCGGTCAAAGCAATCTTCTTCTTCTTGTCGCTCACTTGGTCACCTCTTCTTCTTCACAAATGGGGCAGGATTCCCGCCCGTGTTCATCGCCGCACTCGCCCCGGTCATGGATCACCCGTGGGCACGGGTCTTTCGAGCAGTCGAGGCTCACGCGCCCGCAAGCCTCGCACAGATCCTCGGCATCGTAATCGTCGCCGCCCACCTCCAGGTACTGCTCGGGATCGGAGCCCACCACCACCAGCGTCAGACCGCCCTCGTCGATGGCAATCATCCCGTCGCCGCCGTCTTCATGCCAGACGTTCGCCAACCAGTCGCGCAACTCTCGAATCGTCACCATTACTCCACCTCTTCTTTCTGGAGGCCCATCTGTTCGCGCATCTCTTCGCGCATCTTGGCCTCGATAATCGCCTCGTCGTTGTCGAAGTCAGCGACCGTGCCGCTGAAGCCGCAGTCGCAGCAGGTAGCCGCTGCGTCGTCATCCCAGTAGTGAGAACCGTCCATCGACTCGTCAGCGTCCGTCTGGACGTTATCCAGGCTGTTCTCGGTGATCCGCACCCAGACCGTTGCCGACACGTCGATGCAATTGGTCTTCTTGCACTGCGGGCACCAGAACCGCACGCCCTCCGGGTCTGGCACGTTGTCAGCCGCCTGTAATTCAGCCGCCTGTTCGATGCGCTCCGGCTCCGGCGCCCCCGCGGGCTCGAGGGCCGGCTCGAGGAATCGCTCGAAAGGGCCCGCGCCCGCCGCCCACCATGCGGGCGCATCCGCGTATGCCGCCACGATGGTCAGGCCGGTGGCCTCCCACTGAATCCGGTCCAGTACGATCGCGGCGGGTCTGACGTGAGTCCTCGCCAGTCGCCGCGCTTCGGCGAGTGCCGCTTGATCGTTAGCCGCCAGAAAGCCGCACCGGGCCGTCGTACCGGGCGCGCGTATGAGCAGCCTGTATTCTCTGTCCATTACTCGTCCTCGCCTTTCTCCTCTTTGAGGTTGAACTTCTCCATCAGGTCTTCGAACTCGACGCCCTCGATTATGTCGTCGCCTTCCACGTCGATCTCCGCTTCGGGGAACAACGCCCGCAACGAGTTTTCCAGATCCTGGACCGCATCCCAGTAGTCCGATTGCGCGGTCTGAGCGGCCTCCAGCCGCTGCCGCGCCTCGATCCAATAGGACAACCGCGTCCTCGTCTTCCTCGACTTACCGGCTATCGTCGCCATCACTTCACCTCCTGTTTTTCGAGTCTGATCTTGTACACCGCACTACCCATCTCGCCGTCGCCGTAGCTCTCGCCGTCGCCGATCTCATACGAGCCCAGTACTTCCAGGTCTTCCTTCGGTGAGCTGATCGGTGTCCATGTCGTAGCGGAGGTTGTATTCCGCCGCTTGCTGCATGGCAAGGTACGTCACCGGACGCCAACCGCCGCACGCCTCATCGTCGTAGATCTCCATCGCCGTATGGATGTCGTCCGGGTCGCCGTCGTAGGGACGCCAGCACAGAATCGCCATTGTCGCCGCCATCACTTCACCTCTGCTTTCTTCTTCTCCGCTATCCGCGCGTAATGCCCGGCGGGGACAAAGCGAACCTTGCTCCCCAACTGGCACAAAAACTCGTCGAACGACTCGTCGAGTTCGTACTTGCCGCCGTTCTCGTCGTCCACTGCCGAATTGAAGGCTTCCTCGTCGTCTGCCAGTTCCCAGAGCAGCCGCATCGCCAGCGTGAACTTCTCTTCCATCTCTTCGCGGGTCAGGGTTCGCTTCATTCGGTCACCTCCTCAAACCGGACAATGAACTTCCGCTCGTCCTGGGCCGTGATGACCTCGCCGTTCTTGAACGCCATCATGTTGATGATCATGAGATGGCCCTTTTCATCGTCGTAGCGGCTAACCGCCTCGTCCGGTTCCCGGTAGAGCAACCCGTTGACTTCGGCCTCGTGCTTGGCGAGCCGCCGGGCCGCGTCGAAGCCATAGTCGTCGTCGTCGTCCTGGCTCTCGATCAGATGCACGCTCAAACTGTCCTCGTCGTCGCCGTACTCGCGCCACTGCAGAATCGCGAGCGTCATTTCGCCACCTCCCCTTCCCACGGGTTCAGCGTGCGCGGGGGCCAGACGCCCGCGTAGTGCGCCTTCGCCGCCTCGACCAGCTTCGCCACCGTTTCCTCGGAGAACGCCTGAGCGTGCTGCCGGTCGATATTGCGTTGGGTCGCCCGCGCCATCGACACCGCCACCTTCGCGCAATAATCGGTCACCAGCGTATGGCACCGGTACTCGTTCGCCTCGTTCACCCACTGCACCATCGCTCCCGAATGCACGCCGCCGTAAGTGCCCCGGTCGGTATTCATCACCAGCACGGCCCGCTCCGGGCCCATGCGCCCTTCCTGGCGCGTGATCCCCAGTTCGATCTCGCTTCCAACGTGTCTTGCCATTGCCTTTCCACCTCGATTTGGGAAGTATCCCGCCGGTCGGCTCTGTCACACTCAGAGCCGCCTCGCGGATTCCTACTTCCGCACCCGTGGGTCGCGCTCGATGGCGAGTTTCAACTGGGACCGGAAGTCTTGCCGTCTGGGGTCGGCCAGGAAGTCGAGCACCTCCTGGTGATCGTTGGCAGACCTCCACGTCTCTTCGCGGTCCTCAGGATAATCCCAGTCCTCAAGAGTCAGGATGTAGCGCGGCGTGCATCGCTCGTCGCCGATCCACAAGACCAGATCCCATGCGTCCTTGTGCCGCATACGAGCCATCTCGTCGTTGTGGCAACTCCAGTCCTCGAAGCCAGCGGCCAGCGCCCATTCGGGGATCTCCATCATGCCGCCGGTCGGACGGCGCTCATCGTGATCGAGCCAGATCGGAAAGTCGTTGAACTTCATAGCGACACCGCCCTGAGCCGTGCCGCCAGCTTGTCGTAGCACTCTTGGCCCTCGCGGTCCTCGCACGCCGCGATGAGCAGAACGATATCGGCCTCGCCCAACAAGACCCGCTTGCAGTCTTCGCCCAAGGTGGTTTTGATCGCGTGCTGCATTGCGAACTCATCCTTGATCCACTTGTCGCACTGGTCCTGGACCTTGTTCCAGAAGTCCATGTCCATTGGCTGCGGATCGAAGTCGCGCCACGCCCAATCCTCGAAGGCACCGCCGTACCCGTTCGCGTCCACGTAATCGTGAAGGTCGCTGAACGAACGGATCTTCTCACGCGGCACCGTGCCGTCTTCCATGTCATGCCAGATCTCCGCGCAAGCGCGGGCCACCGTGAATTCGAGCGTGGGCGTCTTCAGGAAGTGAATGATCTCGGCGTGATCGTCCGTAGTGAGAAACGTATTGGCCTCACTGTCGATCTCGACTTGCAGCGTGTACCGCTTGCCCGTCGAACACTCGCGGTCCTCTGGCCTTTCCTCTGCCACCCACAGATTGACGCCGGGCGAGCGCGTCAAAAACATCCTCGCCGCCGCGTCGTTGTGCCAGGAGCTATCTTCGAATCCCTCGTCGAGAGCCCACTGGGGAACCTCCATGTTTTCTTTCACCGGCCCGCCGTCATACGGCCAGACCGGATAGTCTTGGAACTTCATATTGTCCTTTCACCTCGTCGTATTCTCACCGGCCCCTTGCCACGGGAGCCTTGCCAATGAGCATGACACGAGCAACTTGCCGCGTCAATTATATTTCTCAGCCGCCTGTCACCCGCCTGTCACCCGCCTGTCGGACGCCCGCCCCAACTCGAGGCCCCGCGGGCGCGACCTGGCGGTCGCACCTTGGCGCGAGCTGGCCCCGGCCCGGAAAGCGGCCGGCACCGGGCCACCGGCCCGCCGTATAGCGCCAGAGCCTAGGCCGGTCGCCACCGGCCCGCCACGGCACCGCCAGCGGGCCCGCTCACCGATCCCGGCCGCCGGTCCCCCCGGCCCGGCCAGCGGGCTCCAGGCACAAAAAAAGGGGAGCCCGAAGGCTCCCCCGATCCCGCCGCCGCCGATCCTACCGCCGCCGGTCGCCGCTGAACATGGGCTCAGGCGGTATCCACCCAAGCTCCGTCAGACGGACCTCCAGCACGGCGCACTCGGCGTCCGTCGAGCATAGCTCCTGGCTCCACGCCAGACGCTCTCCCCGGTCATCGCAGGGCCCGCCAGGAGCCCAACGTGCGGTCGCCGCCGCCCAACCCGCCGCCATGAACCCAAGCGCCGCCACGGCCAACGCCGCTACCTCTAACCACCTCGTCCTCACGGCTAGTACTCCTCTGCGAGCATGATCGTCAGAACCCGCCGGGTCGCCGCCGTCGAGGCCGGGTTCTCGGACAGGTACATGAAGTCAGGACCGTAGTAGTCAATCTTCCAAAAGACCTTCCCGGCCCCGGCCTGATCGAAGGCCCCAAAGTCATGCTCGCCATACGGATCGTTCGACTCTTTGAAGTCGTCGAACAACTCGACCCGCTCGCGGATGCGCGACTGGACCGCATCTGGCAACGCCCGAATGCCCGGCGTGACAACCAGCTTGCACCCAACGCCCATCGCCCGCCGCGCGAGGTCGTTGAGATGCGCGATCACCGCCGTCTTCGCCGCCGCGCCGCTCATGCGACCACCATGATCATGAGTTCTTCGGCCCCATAGACCTGCTTGGCTCCGCACGCCTCGCAGGGATACCGCCGGGCATCCGGTTCGACGCCGTAGGCTTCCTCGCCGCACGCGAGGCAGAACCCCAGATTGTCGTCTGCCTGGACCGCTTCCAGAATGCGGTCCGTATCAATCGTCACTGTCACTGCTTTAGCTTTCGCCATTGCCTTTCACCTCGTTTGATTTGGGAAAGAATCCCGCTGGACGGGCCGTCGAGGGCCCGCCCTCCGCGACTCTCAGCCAATCTCCGTATGCAGCGAGCCGTGATACTCGTGCCATAGCTCGCACAACGTCGCATGGGCCTCGACCGCCGTGATGAACCGTACCGGAGTCTCGGCCCACTTGCCGCCGTGGCACCGGCACCACTGCTGAAACGCATCGCGCCAGTCGTCGATCACCTCCGCGTGAGTCTTGCCGTCGCACCCGTGATCAGCCGCCGCATGGCACCGCCCGGCCCGCTCCGGTTCATTGATCCAGTCCCGGTCGCGTTCCTCCTGGAGCACCATCACCTCGTCTGACCGTATGAGCCACTCATGGAAGCGTTCGACGCGGGCCCGCGAAGACGGCGACAACCGCGCCAGCGTATCTTCGGCATCCTTGACCGCCGCCGCATTGCACCGGGCCCGCCAGAGGCAATCCACCGCCCGCTCGCCGCGCCGCCGGTAAGCGAGGAACCAGTCGAGCGTCGAGATCGGCACGCTCACTTGCCACCGCCCTTCTCAGCCCGCGCCAAGAGCTTGCTCGCGAGGTCATAGATGGCGTCGTATGACACGGTGAGCCGCCGTTGCGTTCCCTTGCGCCTCAACTCGATATGGCGCGGGTGCAGTTCGATGAGAAGGGCGCGTGAGCGCCCTCCGTCCCGGATGCCTACCGCCGTCTCGCGTTTCAGCGGTCGCTCGCCGATCCGCACGATGGCACTCATGCTTCCACCTCGACCCATGCCTCGATCACCAGCGCCATCTGGCGCAGATCGAGCGGCTCCACCGCCGCCGGGGCCAGCGCCCGCTGCAACGCCGCCATCGTCATCCGCGCATCCGCGAGTGCTTCGGCCTCAAGGCTCTCTTCTACGTCGCTCAGATACGCCGCGTCAGAGTCCGACTCGATCTGCGACAGATAGGCCCGGCCCACCGTGTTAGGCACGGCCCACATGGTCTCCGTTCGAATGCGCGCCGTCACGCCGCACTGCAACATGACCCAGTCGTTGCGGTTCCACGCCGCGAGCCGCGCCGCATCGTCAACGCAGTCCAGGTAGCTCAGATCCGCACTGTCGTCGTCGTTTTTCCACTCGACCTGGAATTCCAGGCCGTGCTTCTGATAGGTCCGGTTCTCAGGCATCGCCGTCCTCCCCTTCGATCTCGTCGCGGAGCTTCGCCGCCGTCGCCACGTAGCCCTCGAAATGCGCCGCCAAGCGCGCATTGGGCGTGCCCTTCATCATCATCACCGCATCCTTCTGCCATTGCTCGCAAGCAATGTGCAACGCCGTCCAGATGAGCGTTTGCTCCTGGACCTCGAACCTGTCAAATCTGTTTCGTTCCATCGTTCACCTTTCTGTCTGTCATCCCGCGATACTGCCCGGCCTCGCGCCCGCGCCGTCTGCGACCGGCGCGATGCGACTCCGAATTCAGCGATTGTCCCCGCACTGCCAGCACGCGCCCGCCACGCCATCTACTTCCATCTGCCCCCGGCATACCGGGCACTCGAACGCCGCCGCCGCCATCGCCCGCGCCACCGGCCCGCGCCGCACACTCGACATCTCGACCCACTGCTGGCCGTCACCGGCCACCGGGCCCACCAGCAAGCGGTGCTTGCCCCACGCGCTCTTGACGTCGCGCACGATCACGTCCACCCACAACTCCCCGGCCCGCATCTGGATCACCTCGCCCACCGCCACAATCATCGATACCGCCGTGTGCGTCATTTCGCCGCTCCCTTCACGATCCACGGTGCCGCCGGGCCCGCCGCCGCCGATCCACCCGCCACCGTCCACGCGAGCCGGTCCGGTGGCCGCTCGCCCAAACCGCCGCCGCTCTCATTCAGCCAGATCGCCGCCGTGCCGCCGCTCATGATCAGGACGGCCCGCGCAATGTCGATGGCCTTCATCGCTTGCGTGCTCGAATCGCCCTGATACGCCGTGAACACGTTGTCACCGGCCTCGACCCGCACCCGGTAGATCCCGCTCACCGCGACACCTCCGTCCACTCGCCCTCAGCCCACTCGATCATGGCCCGGCCCAACTCAGAGGCGTTGTCATACACGCCCAACACGCGCTGGCCGATCAACGTCGCCGGTTTGCGCTCATTGTCCCCAAAGACCCACGCCCGCGCTGGCCGCTCGACCCGCGACACGTACACCGTGATCGGATACGTGCGCTCAGGCCGGGCCAGATCCGTCGCCTCGCGCTTCAGTTCGAGCACCGATCCCTTGGCGAACGCGAGCCAGTCGCCGCGCTCCCCGCGCCGTTGCGTGTAGAGCATCACCTCGCCCGCATCGTTGAGGTAGCTCGTCTTCAGGTCGATCCGAAACAGGTCGCCGGGGAAGGCCCGCAACCCAAACGTCGCGGGGAATTCCGCCGCCGCGCTGGCGACCTTCGCCATCCGCTCTCCGTAACTCGTCAAACTCGGATGCATCACTTTCACCTTTCCGTCTTCGCTACGATCCTCAGATCCGCGCCAGGAGCCCACTGGCCGGTGCCGGTGGGCCCTGACTCGACCCGCTAGATCAATGGATGCAACCGCGACACCGGCCAGAGCTTCAACGCCGCCGCATACAACTCAGCCGCCGTGGGCTCGCCTTCCTGGTAGCAACGCAACGCATCGACACCGGCCCGGTAGCCCTCGCGCATCAACGCGCTCTGGATCTGCTCGTCGCCGTTCTCCGCTTTGAACCAGTACCACGCGCCCGCTTGCACCACGGCCTCGCGCAATTGCTTGACCGACATGGGCTCCTGCTTACGTCTCGCCATCTCTACTTGACCTCCTTTGCTTCGGCCTTCTCAGCCCACGCGCCGTTCCCCGCCTTGCTCGACTTCGCGCTCGCCGCCCGCCAGCAACGCTTGCACTCACTCAGCCCATGCTTCACGGCCACCGCTCGATCCGCGTGCAACTGGTGAGGCTTGCCCGGCCTCGCACTGCACGCCACCGTCTTGTGAAACGCCTTCGAGGCCGATCCGAAGTACACCGTCTCGGCCAGCGCCATCCCGGCCAGCACGATTCCAACGATAATCGCTTTCATCTCTTCTGTTCACCTTTCCCTTCGTACCTCTCATCTCGAAACGGAGAGCCGAATAGTTGAGGATGCCACCGGCAACCCGAAGGTTACACCTATTAGAGAGATAATCGGAACTATTCCAACCGTGATACGCTCACCGCATGGAACCCTCTCAGAATCAACAGGATGACGCCAGGTGCGATGAATCCGAAAATAAATCTGCCACCGTGTACCCGTCGAGCTCTGGAATCACCACGCCCCCACCCGCCAGCGCCACCGGCCCGCTCACCGGCCTTCCACCTCGCACTCCCGGCCCACGCTGCACCGTGTGCTCTCACCCGGCCCGCGACCGCATCGATGCGCTCCTGGTGGCCGGTGATCGGAGCTACCCGGACTTGGCGCGGGAATTCGCGGTCAGTGATGACTCGATTCATCGACATGGCCAAACGCACTTGCCTGCAAGATTGCTTGCCAATCGGGAGGCATTGCAGGCCCGCGCTGATCAGCGGTTCGTGAAGCTGGCGGTGACGCAGGCTGAGAACAGGCTCGCACGTATACAGCGCCGCACCGATCAATTGGAAGCAGTGGTCCAGGCCCGCGCCGCGATGGCCGATCCCGGCGTTGCGGGCGATGCGACCGGCCTGATCGTTAAAGAGATGCGGTCGATCCGCTTGGCAAAGGATCAATGGCGGGAAGTGGTCGATGCGCGGCTCGACACCGGCCTGCTCCAAGAGGAACGCGCCCTGGAGCGCGCCGCCGCCGTCGAGACGGGTGAGTTCCTGGCCCAGATGGGCCGTGGCGCATTCGGCGCTGGCGGCGCGAGCGGCACCGGCCCGCTGGTGGTGGTCTTATCAAGTGGACTGCAGCCGATCCCGGCCAGCGGAGCCGGGCCCGGCGTGGCCCGGCATCGTATCAATGATGCGCGCCGCCGGGTTTCGGCGACCGCCGCTCAAGTGGAAGGGCACGTCGCGGCGGGAATCCCCCTGGAATTCATTGATGTAGAGATGCCGCCGGGCCCACCGGCCCTGGAAGATACCCTACAACGGACATTGTCAGGTGTGTCGGATCGGGCCGAAGACGGCGAAGACGGCGACGGCCTCGACTCCGATTGATGGAGGCTCGCCGGGTCGCCGGCCGATTCTGAGGGCTCGACCTCGAGCAAGTCGATGCGGCTCAATAGGATGAAGGCGACCACCCCATGCCCGGAATCCGCGGGGCCCCGCCGGCCAGGCCGAGGGGTGTGTTGCGAGAGGTGTGAAGTACAGAATTCGAGGAAAGCGGGAGAGGGTTGGCGGGAGTGTGAAAGTTCGAAATCGGGGTTTTTTTTGGAGGAGGTAGTGGGGGTAAGGGAGATAGAGGGAGTATTTGCGGCCCGGCGCACCGCCGAGCCTGAGGAAGCATTTGAGCGCTTGCGCGTTGCGCTCGCGTTGAGCTTTCAGACCTCCCAACCCCCCGCATCCGAAGGATGCGAGCAGCCGCAGGCTGCGGCTCGGGAGCAGCGGAAGACGGATCGGTGCTAGTAGTTCTAGTAACCGTCCGGGGCCTGTTTTCGAGGGTGGGGCCCCGTTTTCCGTGGTGGTGGGTTACTTTTTAGGGGAGGATTTTGCTTTTCCGGCGACGTTGTATGCGATCGCGGCGGCTTGTTTTGGGGGTTTCCCGGCTGCGATCTCGGTTTTGATGTTCTTCTGGATGGTTTTGGAGGAAGAGCCTTTTTGGAGGGGCATGAGTGGATTATAAGGCCCCCCTATGATCCCCCGCACGGGACTACGCTCCTGTTGTTTCGCGGCGGGCCGAGTTGGGGGGCGTATTTGGCCCCGAGGCTACAGTTTCGGATTGCTCTTAACTTCGTTGCAATCTTGAGGATAGTCGTTTTGAGGCGTTTCCTCGTGCTGTAGCAGCCCGAACTCAGGATCCCACGGGTTATTCACCCCGGTGTTTGGTATTGCAGAGGCGCTGAGTTCGACGATCGGAGCCGTCCCGCTTTGAGGTAAGAGAGCCGACCGCCACGGGGAGCGGGTCGGGGAGACCGTATACAACGCTGGCCTTGCTCCGAGAAGCGCAGAGCCGATCTGGCGCGCTCGATTTGGGGATTCAGCCGCGGTGTCCATTTTAACGATTCCCATTTTGCGCCTGGAGGCGGCCGGAGCGCAAGTGGAAAATATTTTGCGCAAAGGGATAAAGATGTGATACGCTGTGGGCGTCCGGTGAACATTTTAACGCACGGGTGCCCTGGTCTATCACTCAAGACCGGGGCATTCGTGTTTTTGGGGATCCCGGTCCAGTCCAGGGGTAAGGGCGTACTCGTAGACGCTGGACTATTTTCACTGGAGCGCCGCCGGAATAGTCCACTTGCCGTTTTGCGCAAAACTAACTTACACTACTTACTCGGGAGGATGAGTAAGTGAAGTTCATCCGGTTGACGCGGGAAGGAGTGGAGGCGGTGGTATGGGTGCGGGTGGAGGCGATATTGGCGATCCAGGAATCGAAGCAGGGGACGCGGGTGGATTTGCATGGAGGGCATTCGTATCATGTGCAGGAGGCGGTGGAGGAGATTTACGAGGAGATGGAGCGGATGAGGACGGCGGCCGTGGTAGAACGGTGAGGAAATGCCGCAGCCACCACCGAAGAAGCCGCTGAAGGAGTATGAGCGCCAGGGCGGGGTGATTCAGAAGGCCGAGCTCGCGGCCAAGTACGGCCGGGAGCAGAAGAAGCCGGAGCCGGTGGCCCAGGACCGGTACATGCGGATTCCGATCTATCACGAGGAGTTGGCTGGGGCGCACGGGCGGCACCGGAGGTACAACCTCAACGATCCGGCGGCGAAGAAGCGGATGCAGAATGACCGTGGGGTAGACGAGTATATCTCGATCGACAAGGACATTCCGCAGCATCAGGATCCGGGTGAAGTGTTAAACAAACAGGACATGTTCGGTCAGGTGAGGCGGCACGAGATCGCGCACGGATTGCAGCACAGGTTGGTCGACCTCGACCAATCCGAGAAGATGGACACCGAGCCGAAGGACTATGGGGCGGGGACGCTCGACTGGGGGCCGGGGGCGTGGAAGCGGAAGCTGGACAATGCGATCGGGCCGCTCGAATCGAATGCGTATGCGTTGTCCAGGACGACCAAGTACAACAGGGGATTGCCGCGCGACGACGATTACGAGAAGGTTGTGCATCGCGAGACGATCCAGAAGATGAAGAAGGGCGGAATGGGGCGGGCGGCGTCGATTTTCGAGGAGCCGGAGGATAGATGACCGTGGAACATCCTGTGGAACACTCCCCGGAAAAGCGTGGAACGCTTGTGGAACAAGGGGATAAGGCGCGGCGGGACGCTTTGGCGCGGGCCTTCCGGGTTCATGCCCAGATCGTGGCGTTCCGGGACCGGCTGCGGGAGAACATGGTAAAAAGGCAGCAGGATGGCAAGCGCGGCGGCGGTCTCTCGGACCAACCTCCACACCTGCCCTAAGGGACCGGTGTTGCTCAGGTCGCGCAAGCGCTCGTGCGAGCAGTGCGCGGCGGCGCAGTACCTGACCAAGATATTTTTCGGGCCGCGCCAGTGCGAAGGCAACCAGCCGCATCTCTATGACGGGCCGGTGGTGGCGGAAAATGGCGGATTGTGGACTTCGAAGACCTGTAGCCGCTGCGGCCGGCTGGCGATCACTGATACGGTATGGGAATGACGACGAAGGAAAACCTGGAGAAGGTGCGCTCGGCGATCGGGCGGCGCTTGCCCTACCAGACGATGATCGACGTGGATGGCGGGGTGGTGGTGGTGGCGGTGCCGCTCAGAGATGGCAAGACGGGGCCGGTGTTGAAGGCGGCCCTGGAGGCAGGACTCGCGATCACGGGCGGGCATGCGACCCGGCGGGGTTTCGAGCTTGAGGTGGAGTAAGTGGACGTCTCCGAGTTGATCGAGTTACTGCGGATGTTCCAGAAAGAGCACGGGGACCATCCGATTTCGGTCTACAACCTCGATGCGGCCGCCGACGAGGAGTTATTCGTGATCGATGTTACTCCGGGGATCGGGAAGGCGATGATCCGGGCCGGCGTTTTCGGCGACTGAGCCACTTGAAGTCGATCCAGGCGAAGACGTTCAAGAGGATGAAAAATCCGAGCCCGGTCAGAAATATATCCATCACTTACAACCATAGACTTTATTGAGGGCCTTGATCCCCTCGATGTGCGCGGCCTCGTCGCGGGCATTCTCCTCGGCCAGCCGCTGGCGGGCAGCGGCGGCTTCCAGGTCGGCCATCCCCGCTTGGTTTTGGAGGCGCGGGTCGATGCCGCGGGTGAACAGTTTCTCGCCGCCGTGATTCTCTTTGGGGGCGAGTTCCTGGATGATCTGGCGCCGCTCGATGCGGTGGTTTATGATCTGGACCGCGTGATGAGTGCCTAACGTGGCGAGGGCCTCGTCGCAGGCCGCTTCGAATTGCTCGATGGCAAAGGTGATGTTTCCGTTCATGGATTTACTTTCTGAAGGCATATGATTTCGGCAGTTACTTTCTCGCCGTTCTTGTAACTACGCGCGGTGGCGACATTCTCGAAGCGCAGCGTGATCTGGGTGTCTGGCGTCGAGTAACTCACCAGCACGCGGTTTCCCAGCGGGCGCGGGGGATCGAAAATCCGGCTCATGGCTGATGGACCTCGTGGATGTAGATGGAATCCTCGATGATGGCCGGCGAGGGGATGTTGAGGCCGGTGACGCGGTTCTCGCGCTCCTCTTTGAGCCTGCGGGGAATCACGTAGGCGAGATAGGAGCGGGCCTCCTCGACGGTCTCGAAAGGCATGGTCACTTCGGTGGTGGCGGTCTTGTAGCGCAGGATGACTTTGTTCAACGAAGGAGCATAGGCGCTCATAACTTCTCCTCGCAGAAAGTAGGATCTTCTTTGGGCGAGCGGTGCATGGCGGCGGGATCGTCAGCCAGGGCGCGGAGGATCTTACCCAGGTCGCGGGCCTCGGCGAGCGTGAGGCTCGCCTTCTGGGCGCTGATCTCGATGCGCCAGCCGTTGTCCAGGGCCGCGTCTTCACGAACGGTGTTAAGGTCGATCGCATTGAAAACCTGCATGAGTGTTCCTCCTTTTTTCGCGGATGAGTAAGTACTGGTTGCGCATGGCGAAGATGATATGGGGGCGCTGGGAAGCGGCGCGGCCGCAGGCCCCGCATTTGGTGCATAAAAACTCGCTGGTGCCTTCGACCAGCGTTACTTTCCTCTCCTGGCAGGAGGGGCAGAGTAAGTTAATAATCATTCCAGGTGGACTGCGGGGGCGCTTCCGGTGTTACCTGGAGCGCGTCCCAGCACTCGGTGCCGGGGTTCCACATCATGGGCGTCTTACAGGTGATGCAGTGGTTAGGCACGCTCAGGGAGGCAAAGGCCGGTGCGTGGCCGAACACTTTGCAGCCGAGTTCCTTTAAGAATTTCATTTCTTCATCGCTTTCCACTGCCAAAGCCCGATATGCTCCATCGTCTTCGACATCGTCCCGTGACTGGGGTTCTGAGGCTCCAAGAGGGGCTCGTCGCACTCGCAATACTGCTCGTCTTTCTGACACCGTAAGCAGAAGCCGAACGGCTTCCGCATGACGCCGAGCGGATCGACGCCTGGCGGCGTGGGATCCGAGTTACGGCAGCCGGGGCAATGTTCGCTCATACGCCTTCAGTCGGATGAAAGCGCGGGTCTGATGAGAAGCCGTTCCTTCGTCGACCGGCTCCCACCGCGCCCCCATCCAATCCTGAGCGTACCCTTTTGCGCAAAACCGTGCAAGGGGTTTTTGGATTAGAATCGGGGAGGCCCGCACCGCTACTAACGGTGCAGGCCAAGTAGCAAAGAGCCAAGGAGGGCCCTGTGCGACCAAGAACTATCTTCGTACAACCCGGCGACAAAAACGGCCGGATGACCGCAATTTGCGAACTTCCTCGCATTGGCAACAACAGAATGCTGAAGTGTCAGTGCGAGTGCGGCAACATAAAAATCGTCCAGTTGGACGCCTTTCACTACGGATCGCCCAAATCGTGCGGCTGCCTGCCGGGGAGTGGTCGGCAACGTCATCACAGTCCTGAGCTTCCCAAAAGGTTGGGAGAGGTTCCGGAATATTACGTTTGGGGCTCCATGATCCAGCGCTGCACCAATCCCAATGACCGGAACTACGCTGATTACGGCGGAAGAGGCATAACCATCTGTCCGGAATGGCGAGCGAGTTTTGAATCGTTCTACGCCTACGTAGGCCCCAGACCGTCTTCCAAACACTCGATAGATCGCTACCCGGACAACAACGATGGCTACCGGCCCGGCAACGTCAGATGGGCCACGGCAAAGCAGCAGGCGAACAATAGAAGGCCGTCTTTGCGCAAAACGTGATACGCTTTGGGTGTCGCTTCACCTCGACGTCGAGTGGCGCTGGCGTGCCGCCAACGTGCCGCGCCACTCATCCCGTTCTGGCAAGCGGAAGGTGAAATTTGGAGTCGAGGTGAATATGGCAACAGATGAGAAGGCGCGGGTCCGGGTGTTATTGGACCTGTCGCACAGTGACGCGCTGATCCTGGTCGGCCTGGTGGCCAACGGGTTCAAGCATATCAGCGAGATGATGACGCTGATGATCACCGATTGCAGGTCTGTCGACGAGGCGCTGAGTCTGCTGTCGATCACGGCCACGCTGGTCGACAAGGCCGGCCAGATCGTGCGCCAAGTGCCGTACGACGAGACTTTCGCGGCGTACATCATCGTGGAAAAGCAGATCCGCGAGAAGATCGACGAGATGGCCAGACTGGCCAAACACGCCCAGGCGAACATGGAAAAGGCGCAGGCGTTCAAGGAAAAGGCGCGGGCCAATTAAGATGACCCGCACCGACAGGGAGTTCCTGAAGGCGCTGGGGATCAAACCGGAGGAGATCGTTCCGGCCGACAGCGTACCGGTCCAGTTCGGCAATCCCGGCGTTTTTGCCTATGAGACGTGCCCCGAGTGCGGGCGCAAGCGCCACCGTGTGATCGCCGATGGCAAGATCTTCTGCCTGTCCTGCTCGGCGCGCAAGCGGCGCGATCAGGCCCTCAAAGACGCTCAGTTTACTGCGTTGATTGATTTGGCATATCAACGGGCGATCGCCAAGCACGAAGACCCGGACGATAAGTCCTACTACCGCGGCTTCGAGATCCGCCGCCTGGAGGGCACCGGCTGGTGTTTCCGCCGGCCCGGGGAACTCTGGACGCAAGCCAAATCGCGCCGGGAGGCCCAACGGCACATCGAACGGCTCGTGGGGCCTTTGATCTACGAGGAGCCGTACCCGTTCGTCCCGGTGAACCAGTGCCGCGAGTGCGGCGAGCCGTGCGGGCAGATGAAATGGTGCGGGCCGTGCGGGAAGGCGAAGTTCCTATGAGCGTCCGAAACGCCGCCTCCGTCCAGAGCGCACATATCGAATTTCTCGAAAGGGAACTCTCTAAGGCCCGCCGTGAAAATCGCAACCTGCGCGCGGCTCTCCTGGCGATCCGGCAATTTGTCGGCATCGTCGACGATGCGGGTGGTAGTATCTCTTCGAAGGAGCCACCATGCGCCGCCGATCCTACTCCGAGCACGAAACCGCCGAGGAAGAAGTAGAAGCCTCTCCCATGTCCGTTACTCCCGTGGCCGTCACTCCACTTGTGGACGAGCCCCCGCCCCCGCCACCGCCGCCCACGGCAGAACAGATGACCGTCTTACTGGTCGCCATCCGGCGCATTGCGCCCGGCTCGGCCCGGCGCGTGGTCGAGATCATCGACAAGTTTCTGCTTCACTACTATCCCGATGGGTTGCCCGAGCCAGCGCCGCCGATCCCGCCGACCGATCCGGTCACGGTGCCGATCACGGTCGGCTCTGCCGAAATCCTCACGCTGGGCGCGCTGCCGGTCCATCTGCTCGATGCCGCTCCTGCCGGTCAGGTGCTCGAACTGATGGCCTCGGACCTCCAGTACTCTTTCGGCACGCTGCCCTATGTGGTCGGCGCTTCGACGCTGGTGATCCGCTCGATGGACGCGGCGGGCCTGCCCGTCACGCTGCCGTTGTCTGCGACCGGCCTGCTCGACCAGACCGTGAATGCGGGCTCGGCCTTTGCGCTGGCCGTTCCGGCCACCGTGGCCGAAGGAGCCCCGCTGGTGCTCCACATGGAAGGCGGCGAGGTGACCGGCGGCGATGGCACCATCACGCTCAACATCACCTACCGGATGGTGTCGACGCCGTCTGCCAATCCGGCCTCGCTCGCGCCCTTTAAATTCGGAGTCGAGTAAGGAGAAAGCCATGCCTGAAGGAACTGTTCTAGAAACTCCCGTTGTTCTCCCGCCGCCCACGCTGGAAGAACTCCACGCCTTTCTTCTCCAGGTGCGCGAGGCCGCCTACATTGGCGCGCTCCAGACCTCCATCCTGATCGACGAGTGGCTGCTGAAATACCCGCTCCCGGTCCCGCCGCCTCCGGAAGAAGAGCCGGTCGCGTAAACGATTCCGGCCGGCAGGTTCCTTCCGGCCTGAACCAACAGATACGAGGGCGCTCCCCGCGTTCGGACGACCGGGGGGCGCTCGTTGGTCTTATACTCGCCCTATAAGTGCCCCGTCCCAATAAGCCGCGCCAGCCCCAGGCCGCCGTCCCGCTCACGATGGAGCAGATGGCGCTCCAGATCGGCTCCTACAACCGCACCAAATTTATTTACAACGAGCAGTTAGTCTGGGAAGCCAACCCGGGCATGCAGGAGCAGATCTTCTATTGGAGTAACCCGGACGGCGTCGTCTTCTACGACCCGGTCACGCTCGCGCCGCAGGCTCCGGACAAGCGCTTCATCTGCGACGAGATTTTGGCCGGCGGGCCCCGCGGCGGCGGCAAAACCAGCGCCGGGATCGCCTGGGCCGCGCTCTACGTTCACAACCCGAAGTATGTGGGCACGCTCCTCCGCTTGTCGAACGAGGCGATGAAGGAGACCATCGAAAAGGCGTGGGCCATTTACAAGCTCATGGGAGCCGTGAAGAAGGGGAATCCGACCAGCTTCCTGTTTCCGACCGGAGCCATGATTTACACCGGCTACCTCAAGGATGAGGCTTCTTTTGAACAATATAGGGGTCATGAGTATCACCGTATCGTTATTGAAGAAGCAGAGCAGATCAAGTCCGAAGCGCTCTACGCCGCCATCCTGAGTTCGAACCGCACCACGGTGCCCGGATTGCGGCCGCAGATCCTCCTCACCGCCAATCCCGATGGGCCAGGCGCGCAATGGCTGAAGGCCCGCTTCGTCAAGGTGCGCCAGCACGCCAACGGCGAGCTATTCCCCTACGGGACGCCGATGTTCGACCCGCATTCCAAGCGAGTCAAGATCTACTTACACGGGCCGCTGAAAGACAACCCGCAGTTACTCGCGCAGGATCCGCATTATGCCGACCGCCTCGCCGATCCGTCGCATCCCGAGTCGCGCCGGAAGGCGTGGATCGACGGCGACTGGGACATCAGCGCGGGCATGTTCTATCCGAACTTCCGGTCGCGCGCGATCTCGTCCGAGCTCAAGGATTTTCCCGAGGCGTATCATGTCATCCCCAGCTTTACGATCCCCGGCTGGTGCCATCGCTGGATGTCGATCGACTGGGGCCATCAACACCATTCGGCGGTGTATTGGTACGCGCTCGGCCAGGACAAGCGTATTCACGTCGAGGACGAACTGGTGGTGGCCGGTTACGGCGCCGACGAGCTCGGCGCGGAGATCGCGCGGCGCTCGCTGGCGAAGCTCGAGCAAATGCGCGAGCCGCGCTTGCGGTGCTACCTCTCGCCCGATGCCTTCCAGGTGCGCGACAAGGATCACATGATCAGCGATCAGATCGCTTACGGCGTCCAGCGCATCCTGGGGCCAGGATCCTCGCTGATTATGGAGTTCACGCCGCAGGAACTGGCGGTGTCGAAGATCGACGTGCCGGGCGCGATGCGGATGAGGGAGGAACGGCTGGCCACCAGCGAGATCGAGGGTTCGTCGATCTGGTTCACCCGCGCCAACAACGCGCGCGAGAACGGCTGGGAGTACCTGCGCGGCCTGCTGCGCTTCCAGCCGCTGCGCAAGAAAGCCGAGCCCGATATGGCCTACGCCGAGGAGATCCAGCTTACCAAGGGCATCGTGGCGTACCAGAAGTACATGGCGATGTTCGCGGCGGAAAAGGACGAGGTCCTGCCGCGTTTGCGGATCCACGATAAGTGCCAGATTCTCATTGAGACCATCCCAAAACTCATCTCGGACTATCCGACCAACCCCGAAGATGTTAAAAAATTCGATTCGACGGAGACGACGATCGGCGACGATCCCGCCGACTCGCTGCGCTACGGTGTGATGGGGTTCAAAGACCATGAATCAAAGGTGCCGCGCGAGGTCTACATCGAGGAGGAAGTGGCGCGGATTTCGAACTCGAACGCGCAGGATCAGGACTTCAACATGAGGATTATGATCGGCAGGCTGGCCCAGCAGCGTTACGATAAGCAAAACAATGCGGGCGAGTCCTGTATTTTGTTACGTGACGCTATGCTAGTCCGGAAAGGTCAGATCAACCCATGAGCCCATCAATGGACGAAGGTTTGGGAGCGCCGCCGACCTCGCTGGAGGCACCGCCGCCTCCCAAAGGCCCGCCGCCGCCGCCGCCGCGATCGGCCGGCCCGGGGCCGGAAGCCAAGGGCGGCACGACCGCCATCTCGCAGGAATCGGTCAACTACACCAGTGCCGGTGAGCGCTGCGAAAGCTGCGAGCACTTCGACGAAGAACGAATGTTCTGCAACCGGAACAAGTTCGACTGCGAGCCCGATGGCCACTGCGACAAGTTCGAAATCCTCGGCTCGGCCGCCGGGGCCGTCGACGACACGGCGATGCCCTTCGAAGAAGAGGGGGGAGGACTCCCCGAAGAAGAAGAAGAGCTTCCCGAAGAAGAGTACTAGCCATGAGGCCCGGCTTCTGGACCTCGCTGATCATGCTGATCCCGGGCGTGCGCCAGGCGTACGACATCGCCGAAGAGAAGCGGCTCGACGCCGTGCATTTCCAGGCACGAGGTCTTGCTCTGCAAGAGCGGATTGATGCGCTCGAAGCCGAACGCCGCGAGCTCCAGCGCGAGAAGGACACCGCCTACAAGCTCGTCGTTAATGTGTTCAGCCAGTATGCGTGGGGGATGAAGCAGTTCGAAGATGTCGGCGGGATGCCGCCGCAGTTTCATCCCCAGCAGGGCTCGGTAGAGCCTGAGACAGTCAACGCCAGCGCGATTGTGGCGAAACGCCAAGGCCGGGCGATGGAAGAGTTCCTGGCCGCGCACTCAGGGAGCGATTAAGAAGTGATTGCCGACACCGATTCAAAGACAGTGGTGACGCCCGCAGACTTCGTCGAGGTGCATTCGAACGCGCTCGGCAAGTGGATCCTCGAAGATCTCGACCGGCCCATCTCAGCGGCCCGCACCGCCCAACTTCTCCGGGCCAAGCGGGCCCTTTTTTACTGGGAAGGCAAGCAGTACGGCCATCTCAAATACGACTCGCAAATGGGCTCGTTCGACTGGGTGCCGCTCGACATCAAAGAAGAAACGCAGCGCGTGTTCGCCAACGTGTACAACATCGTCTTCTCGGACGGCCAGAAGTTCAACAGCCTTGTGGGCCAGCGACGGCTGAATCAGAAAGCGGTCCCCAACGACGCGCAGAATTTCTCGCAGACCCAGGTCGCCTCGAAGGCGAACACGATGGCGCGGCATCTGCTCAGGTATTGGAAGCTGCAGCGCCGGGCTCCGAATGAAATTGCCGAAGTGGTCTGGAACACGGGCCCGGTGTACGGGTTTGTCGATCTCGTCGTCAACGGCAAGAAACACGGGTTTCACACCGAGCCGATCTACGAACTGGAACAGGCGCAGGCCCCGGGCGAGATGGTGTGCCCATACTGCGGCGGCAAGAGCCCCGAGGGGAGTCCCCAGTGCCAGAACTGCATGGCTCCGCTCGATCCGGCGACGTCGCCGGTCATTCCCGGGCCCATGATCGACCAGACGGTCCAGAAGGGCGAACTGGAATATGCCAAGGGGATGCCCGAACTGCAGTTGCTCTCCTGCATTCAAGTGATGACGCCGTATGAGGCGAAGTGGATCGACGACGACTGCGAGTGGCTCGATTACTCGTACCCGCTCTCGAAGAAGAAAGCCAAGCTCGTGCTGCAGCGGCTCGCCGCGGCGAAGAAGGATATGTCTCCGCTCGCCGACTGGGACACCGACGAGAACGTGGCCGAGGCCGCGCGCATCCTCGAAGAGATCCAGAACCCGAACGATCGCACGGTCGACCGCGCCACCGAGAATGTGACGTACGGGAGACGGTGGCTCAACCCGTGCGCCTACGACGGTATGCCGCGTGAGATCCGCCGGGCCGCCGAAAAGCTCTACCCGGACGGCTGCCTCATTCACCGCATGGGCGGGCGGCCGGTGGCGGTCGATCCGGCGAAGATGACCGAGCACTGGAGCGTCTGCAAGACCGGCACCAATGCCTACATCAACGGGCCGGGCCTCGTGCATAACATCATGGGCCAGCAGGACTCGATCAACAATTTCTGGAATATGGCCGACGAGATCGTGATGCGCGGCATCCCGAAACACATTGTCGATAGCCAGATCCTCAACCCCGAGGTGGTCAAGAAGTCCGGTGGCGTGAGCGAGCTCCTCTTCACCAGGACCGGCGGCGTCGACCTCTCAAAGGCGTTCGTCACAATTCCCACCGCCGTTCTGCACAGCGGTCTGATGCCGGTCGCCGAGATGATGCGCCAGTACACGCGCGAAGCCGACAACATTCAGCCGGCCCTTTTCGGCGGCGGCGATCCCGCGCCGACCTGGAGACAGGATCAGCAACAAAAAGCCGGGGCGTTGCAGGGACTGCAGTTACCGTTTGAGAGCATGCAGAACTTCGTCAGCGACATTTTGGAAGACGGGATCCGGCTCGGTGCGCGTCACGGCGTGGGCTCGGTGTCGGTTCCCTCGACCGGCTTCGGTGAAGTGGGCGAGTCCATCGATCTGGCCGACCTCGAAGAAGAGGGCTGGCACATCGAGGCCGCCGACACGGCGCCGCAATCGTTCAACGAGAAAGTGACGAAGCTCTCCGGCCTCTCCCAGGAAGCGCCGCAACTGGCGCAATCGATCGGCCTGGGACATCCCATCAACGCGGGGCAAACCAAAGCGTACTTCGGCGTCGACGATTTCTACGCGCCTGGCGAGTTCCTGTTCAACATGGTGATGAACCGCATTCAAAAACTCCTGATGGAGCCACCGACCCCGCCGCAGCTCGACCCGATGACGGGAATGCCGTGGGTTGACCCGATGACGGGGATACCGGCGGTCGAAACCAGTTCGGTCCCGATCGATCCGTTCCTCGACACCGATCACACCACCATCGCCATGATCATTCGCGAATGGTGCATGAGCCCGGCTGGCCAGCAGGCCGAGCAAGACCCGGCGCAGTACTTCCAGAACGTCAAGCTCCACGGACAGGAACAGGACGCCGCCGCGCAGGCGGCGATGATGCAGCAGGCGATGGCGGCGGCCCCGCCGCAAGAATCTGCGCCACCGGCTTAAGGAGAGGATTATGGAAACCCCAGTGACCACGCCCATCACCAAGAATTTTGTCTTCGAGGAGTTCGCCTGCCAGTGCGGGTGCGGCTCGAATGAGACCGACACTGCCCTCATCTACGCCCTGCAGGAATTGCGCGACCTGATCGGCAAGCCGATCGTGATCACCAGCGGCTATCGCTGCCCTGGCCACAACGAAGAGTGCGGCGGCGCTCCGGCGAGCCAACATCCGCAAGGGATGGCAGCCGACATCCACGTCGCCCATCTGCCCGTAAAAAAACTTTATGCGGCGGCGGAAAAGGTGAATGCATTCCTCAATGGCGGGATCGGCGTCTCGTCCACGTTCCTGCACCTGGACATCCGGCCTGACGGCCCGGCGCGGTGGAGCTACGACACGGACGGCAACACGATCCCGTTTGTTGAACCATAACAGCCGTGTTATAAATGTCAGCAATGGAAGAACCGGGTTCTGTTGGAGCCGCTGCGAGTCCAGCCGCTACAACGATCAGCGCTGAAATCGACACGTTGTTCGCCGACGCTACGGGCGAGACGGAAAGCTCTTCGACCGAGACGACCAGCCCCGCGAGCGAGACGAACCCACAGGATTCGACCGTCCAGCCGTCGTCGCCGATCGATTTTGAAAACGAGCCCGCCGATGACGAGCCCGCTTCTGAAGAAGCCGCCCCTCCTGCCGAGAAGCCTGCCGTAGAAGCCGCACCGCCGCCGGTCGCCGAAGAGGATCGCGAGGGCGAGGAGTACGAGCAGCGCGGCAAGAAGTGGATCCGGTACCCCGAAGCCCGCGGTAAGGAAGTCTTCGCCGGGTATCAGGCCGCGCGCACCTTGTCCAAGGAGCTTGGGCTCGATGGGCCCGTCACTCCGGACACCATCAAGTCGCTCGCCAGCGACAAGACGCTCCTCGACTCGATCGATTTCGACACGATGAGCGCGGATCCCGCCGAGCAGGCCCGCGCCTTCAGCTACTTATTCAAGACCGCCAGGAAGGCATACGAGGGCGGGCACACCGCCTACAACCCGCACGAGACGATGGCCGACGCGCTGCTCCATGCCGCGTCGACCGCCGCGCCCGAAGTGATCCAGGGGCTAGAGCAGCGGATCAACGCGCACACCTTCGACAACCTCTACAAGAAGGCCGTGGCGGCCGGGCTCGACACCGAGGCGGGGCGCGAGCTCCTGGCTTCGGTGCAGCGCGCCGATCAGGCGCTGACCGGGAACTATCGCAAGCGCGCCGAACTGACCAAGCAGCCGGCCCCCGATCCGCTCTCCGAACGGGTCCAGCAGATCGAGCGGCGCGAGCAAACGATCGAACAGCAAGAGGCCGCCCAGGCCAAGGCCGAGTGGGACTACTGGAACAACGGCACCAAGGCCGCCATCGAGACTAATATCTCTGGCGCGATCGCCGCTGCCATCAAGCCGGTCCTCACCTCTCTCAAGAATTTTCCTGAAACTCGCAAGAACGTGGAAATACGGCTTCGCGAGGAACTCAAGCACGTCTTCCTGACCGACCAGCGCTTTGCTGGCGAACGGGAGCGTTTTTACAAGCAAGCCGCAATTGCCGGGAACGAAAGCATCCGGGATGGTTGGCGAGCGCGTCTCATTCAGCTATATACCTCCAGGGCAGAGCAAGTGCTTCGCGAGAAGGCTCCAGCAATTCTGTCCGAGTCTGCTACCGCCATCAAGGCGAAAAGCGACAAGACTCACGAGAGGCTAAAAGGTACGCAATCGCTACGTGGAACACCCGCCGGGGGCATAGCTCCCAACGGTGCGTCAGCGCCTACTCCGGGCGGCGGTAAGTTCGATTCCAAATCCTGGTCTCAAGAATTCGACGCCGTTTTCAGTTAGACGCTCGCGCGTCCCGCGTGGCCTTTTTTCTGACTCAAAAGGGAGAAAATCGTGGCCACAGATCTCGTTTTCGCGCAAATGGAAAAAGTTGCGCCCAAGCTGCCTGACTGGTTCGGGCGCTTCGATACGGTTGTCAATCTCATCAACTCGAAAGCCGATGTTGAGAAGGTCTCGGAGCGCGATTTCCGCGCGACTTACCTAACTACGAATGGTGGCCGGGTCGGCACCTACAACCCGGACGGCGGCGGCCTGGGACTTGGGAGCGCACAGGAAGGCGGCGTGATGATCACCACCTACTTCCCGTTCAGCTTCAGAGGCCAGATCACCCAACTTGCCAGCCGCGCCACCGCGGCGGCCGAGCAGTCGCGGCTTCAGGGCTTCAAAAAGTTGCTGAAGACCATGATCCCTGACTTCGCCGATTTCATCGACAGGGCTTGGCACATGGGCGACGGCACGGCGGTCCTCGGCACCTCGCTCACCCAGTCGACCGTTGCCTCGAAAACCGTGTATGTGATGGACACCGTCAACGGCGTCCAGGGTTTCCGGCGCGGCGAGTGGTATCACGTCTACGATTCAACTCTGGTGACTCCCAAGGTCGGCGGCCCGTTCAAACTCTCATCCATCAACTACTCGACCCGCTCGTTGACCTTCGCCGTCACGATCGCGGGTGCGGCCACCGGAGATAAGATCGTCTTCGAAGGCACTTCCGGATCCACTCCGGCGGGTCTCAAAGGGCTCCTCTATCACAACAACATCGCCACGAGCGGATCCACGCACGGTGTAAACCGCGCCAACGAGCCGGAGATTTTGGTCAATGTGCGCGACGGCGGCGGCAATGTGCCCACGGTGCAAATGGGCATGCAGATCGCCCATCAGATCATCGAGCGGCGCAAAATCGACCAAGGCACGCCTGCCGGGATGATGGCCATCGTGAACCAGAAGCAGCAGGCCAATATCAGGCAGAATGTCATGGACATTGCCCACTTCGAACTCACCTCCGGCAAGGTTAATGCCGACATCATGCCCAAGGTCGATATGAAGTTTATGTTTGCCGGGATTCCGGCAACGGTCGACCCGCACCAGGCCACCAATCGCATCGACTACATCACTCCGCAGGACTGGTCGATCGCCGAGATTGACCCGGTCGGCTGGTTTGAGATGAACGGGAACAAGTTGTTTCCTTTGTACGCCGCAGACGGATCACCGGCCGCCACCGCGTGGTTCGCCCTCTACGTCCTCAGGGACTATTTGTGTCAAAATTTTGGGAATGCGGGGGTAATTTATAACCTCGCGCAACCCACGTACTAGTAGCGTACGGGGCGGGCCGCATATGCCAGCCGGCCCCGCTTTACCTATATGGAACAGAAGCTACTGGCCGAGCTCAACGGGCGTCTCGCCGCCGAGTTCGGCAGGAACGATTTCGGCGAGAACAACTACAAGTGGGCCATGACCTCCGAGCTCTGGGGCTTTGAGCACAAGGGCCACTTGGTCCCCCGCCAGATCCTCACTCCCGGGGGCCCGCTCTGGATGGTCGAGAGCCGCTACGAGCGCTTCACCGTGGCTGACATCGTGGGCAACCGCTGGGCCGTGGCTAAGTGGTCTCATATGCGGCGCGGCGAATGGCTTGCCATCTTCGGCGAGACATGGCCTTACCCGGCCCGTGGGGAGTATCACATGGTCGGCTCTCCGATGCCCGAAGGCGAAGAGCCCTGCCGCAAAATCACCGAGACGCTGATCTTCCATCTCCGGATCCATCTGGGGATGACACTCGAAGAGCACGAGCAGGATCTGCTCGTCCGGTTAGAGGAGAAGAAGCGCGCCGAGCGCGGCCCGGTCGAAGATGCGATCGCCGACGAGTTCTTCGCCTTCGATCACCTTCCCGGCGCCAAGGATTACGTGTCGCTGCCGTCAAAGGAATTCAGAGAGAACCAGGAGCAAGCCATTGAGTAGGACAATTATTTCGATCTGGCCGATGCAGGAAAACGCCTACCGCGCCCTGCATATACCGCCAACCTCCACCGACTCCAACGTCTTCATCCTCGAGCCCGGGTCGATCGAAGACCCGTTCCTGCTCAAGGTGGTGGAATTCAACACCTTGGTCTACATGGGCAAAGGCGTTCATCAAACGATAGGGATTCCTGCCCACCAGACCGCCGACGATCTGGTGAACCAGTGGCGCAACGCCAAGAACATGCCGGATGACATGGGCCTGCCCGGCATCTGGGTGTGCTCGATCGACAACCCTACGCTCGAACAGGTTAAGGCTTTGCCGGAGACGCAGGAGGCCCACGAGAAACAGATGCAGTTTGCCGCCTCGAAAGTGAGGGAGGCCCGGCTCCTCGCCGCGCAGGGCGAATGGCGCAACATAACCAAATTGCACTTGTTTATGGGCAAGCTGATGAACGTCACCGGAGAGCCCTGGCAGGATTTCGATGCCAAAGCCGCCCTCGGTAAGGTGCGCTGCCCTTACTGCGACACACCCATGTCGATGACCGCCGCCATCTGCGGCCAGTGCCGCGAGATCTGCAATCTCGAACGGTACAATCAGATCCGAGCGACACAGGGCCTTCTACCCAAGGCCGCACCAGTCCCGGCGGCTCCGAAGCCGAGCTAGAGAGGCAGGTAACGTCATGGCCATCCCCACCGTAGAACAGGCAATCAACGAGGCCGCTTTTCTCCTCGGAGATATTCCCAAGCGCCGGTTTACCATGCCGGAGCTAGCCCTGGCGGTGGGGATGGGGTGGCGCGAGCTTATCGAAGAGATGGTGAAGTGCCAGGACTCGCAGGTTGAGCTCCAGACCCTCTACACGCTCCCGGCTGGTACGCTGACCCTCCTGCCGGCCGCCGCGGGTATTGCCAATTTCGGTTCGCTCATCCGGCTGGAGGAGCGCCCGGATGGTTCCCCGGATATGTCGTACTTCCCCGTGGAGTACACCGAGATCCTGCCGATCCCCTGGACTCCCAGCGGCCGGCTGATTTACTACAGTTGGCGCTCGTCGACGTTCCAGTTCAACGCGGCCACCTCCGACGTGCAACTCCGCATCACGTACCTGCATTCGGGGGACGCTCCGGACACCGGGTCGCTCGGGATCGACAACTGTCTGACGGTGGTTTCCAAGCTAGCCGTCTCGCTGATCGGCCCCACCAAAGGCGTGAACGACATCGCGAAGCGGTGCCGCGACGAGGTGTACGTGTTTCCCAATCACATGCAAGCCCTGATTCAACCCAGCTTGCGGATGCAGCAGGAGCGCCGCATCCAGCCCGCCGCCTACGCGGTCGGCTCGAACCGCCGCCGCCAGCGCGGCCACTTCCCCACTTTTGGTCCGTAAATTCCGCAAGGAGAAGCTATCACCATGAGCTTTCAAACCGAGAATATTCAGGGCACTTTCCTCAAGAAGGCCCGCACGCCGCAATCGATGCAGGGGCAACTGCTTCTGGCCGACCTGAACGCCGGGATCGTTGTTGTGCCCGGCCTGGAGTCTCGCATTGTTCAACTGCTCGGCTTCCGGTTCAAGATGAACGGAACCTTCACCACCTTGACCGACATGCGGCTCCAGACCACCGAGTCGACGCCCACTGATCTGGTAACGATTGTGGCGGCCCAGATGGGCGATGCCGTCGTTCACACCGAGACGCTCGGCACCAACACTAAGTCGGCGGCGTTCTGGCTGCCCCTGGCGCGTGGCACCAACCTGAAAGTCGTCAAGACCGGCGGCACCGCCGCGGGCGGCACCTCGATCGACTACGTCATCTCTTACCTCTTTGACGCTTAATGAGCCTCGCCGAACTCAAGCAACGCCCGGTGGCGGATCTGCGGGGCGCGTGGACGCGGGTCCGGACCGAACCCAATGGCTCGCGCGCTCAGAACACCTATCTGACCAACCGCGCCGCGCGGGCCGAGAACGTGCGCTTCGACGGGGGCCGGGTGATCGGGCGCGACGGGTTCACGGCCGGCGACGACGCCACCGGCAAGATGACCGCCCTCTACCAGTGGATCTCCTACGACGAACTGGTGGGCGGGCAGATCAACCGGATCGTCACCTTCGAGAACGGGGCCCTGCGGCTCCGCGACCTGATCGTGGGCGACGAGGCTACCGCCGAGGTGATTCCCGGGGCCTACGGGGCGACCGTCGTCGACGCCGCCACGCGGGTCTATGCGGCGCTCTACACGACCAACATGAACGCGGCCACCGAGCTCCGGGTGATCCATCCGCTCGTCACCGGCACGCCGGTCGATGTAGCTTTTATGGGGCCGATGTCGGCGATCCCCACCGCGATCGACGCCGGGGCCGGCCTTTGCACGGCTGGTCTGCACAAGCTGGCCTACATCGTCACCAGCCGCTCGGGGTTCCAGGGCAAGCCCTCACCCTATCTGGCCGCGATCTTCTCGCCCATCTCGTTCACTATCGTCGCCGACCGGATGATCCGGCTGACGATCAATACGACTTGGCCGAGTGATGCGGCTTTTGTCAGTGCCGTCATGACCTCGGTCGAGACCCCGGACGCCTATTACATCGTTCCCGATACCGAAGTGGCCGTCCCCGGCGGCTCCCCTTACACGGTCCAGATGGACATCTCGATCACTGACGAGGATCTGGTGACCGGGACGATCCTGACCGATCACTTCAACTACCTGACAAATGGAGGCGGGGACACGCCCCCCAGAGCTTACACCGTGGTCATGCTCGGCAGCCGGATGGCCCTGTTCACGGGCGTCCTCACCTACTTCTCCGACCAGTTCGACTTCGAGACAATGACCACCTCGAATCACATCATCCAGCTTCCCGGCCAGCGCCAGATGATCACCGGGATCCAACTGCGCGGCGTGAACTACCTGATGGGCCCCAAGTGGACCTACGGGGTGGTCGACAACGACGACGACCCGGTGACCTGGGCCAACCCCTACAGCGTCTCCCAGGCTCTGGGGACGGCGGCGATCCACGGTGTACAGGGCTCGACCTCAGGCGATTTGGCCTGGGTGGCCAACGAGGCCGGTCTCTGGGACTTCGAGGGAGCCTATAAGCCGGTCCCCGTCTCCTACATGAACGATCCGGAGTGGAAGCGGATCAACTGGAGCGTGGCCCTGTATACGCTGCGGATTGTGGACGACACGGTCGAACAGATTGTCTATGTCGCGGCTCCGCTAGACGGTGCGTCAGACAATACCCATCTATTGGCTTGGTCGTACGCGCGGGGGCGCGGTGCCTCCGAGGTCGACTTCTCGCTGCACACAATCGGCATGGGGAACGTCTCCTCGCTCGCCATGATCCGGGGCTTTGTCACCCAGCAATCGAAACTCTGGCTGGGGCCCGACAGCGCCGAGAAGATCCTCGTCCAGGATCGGGACACGGTCGGCAACGACAACGGCATCGCCTTCGAGTCCATCTACGAAAGCGGCGAGGTCTTCAAGCGGCGGCAGCAAGCCAATGCCGTCGACATGGGGGTGCAGACGATCGAGGCCACGGCCAAGGGCACCGGGATCCTGCGGGTGCGGGTGTACGACAAAGGCCGGAAAGCGTACGAGGATCTGGAGGCCCGGCCGCTCGAGGAACTCCCCGACGACCACTACCAGGAAGGTTGCTGGGTCGACAGTCCCGATCACACCGTTGAGTTCAAGACGATTGCTGCCGGTGAGAGAATGGACCTCGAATCGTTCACGGTCTTTTATAATCCGAGCCTGACCAACAGATAGCGAGGCTTACATCCAGTGGCGAACGTCATCTACAACAGCTTCAAGCGCGACATCATGAACGGGTCGATCAATCTGGCGACCGACACGATCAAGGCGATGCTTGTCACCTCCACCTACACCGCCGACCAGGACGCGCACACCCGGCGCTCCGATGTGACCAATGAAGTGACCGGCACCGGCTACACGGCCGGCGGCTCGGCGCTGGCGGGTAAGGCCGTCACCGTCGACAACACCGACAACGAGGGCGTGTTCGATGCCACGGACCTGACCTGGACGGCAGCCACCATCACCGCGCGCGGGGCGGTGCTCTATAAGTCGCGGGGCGGGGCGTCGTCTGCGGATGAGTTAATCGCCTACCTTGATTTCGGGGCCGACAAGACCGCGACGGCCGGAGACTTCACGATTGCCTTTGATGTCGAGGGCATCCTGAACGCGAACTAATCATGGCAACCCTGAAGTATTCCGCCAACTCGTCCTTCCAGGCCGGCACCCTCGGATCCAGTTACACTTCCGGCGGCGTTTCGCTAGCCCTGACCGCGGGCCACGGCTCGCGCTTTCCGTCGACGGGTGACTTCTGGGTGCGCGTCGAAGATGAGATCTTCAAATGCACGGCGCGCTCGACCGACACGCTGACGGTGGTGGGCGCTCAGGATGGGACAGCGGCCGCCAACCATGCTTCGGCCTCGGCGGTCACCTGGGTTCTGGCGGTGGCGGCCTTCGATCAGGTCCGAACCGACCTGGGCTCGATGTACGACACCTACGCTAATATCGCGGCCGCCACGCCCGGCGCGAACGAAGTCGGCAAGATGGCCTTTTCGACCAACTCGCTGTACTCGGCCCGGTGGAACGGATCGGCCTGGCAATGGTTCTACAACAACAGCCCCGTCACGCTGCCACCTACGGCGGGGTGGACCTGGGACAACCAGGGGACGGCCACCGAGACCCAGGCCGGCGGCTATCTGTATTTGAACGCGCCCGCCGTGAGCGGCGGTAATTCGCGGGTACGGTATCGAACCGCGCCCGCCGCCCCCTGGACGTTAACCGCGTTGGTGAACGCCAACGTGAATCACCTCAGCAATCAGCAAGTGGGCATATTAGTGCGCGGTTCCGGTTCCGGCAAACTGTACCTGTTTGGTCCCGGTGCCTCAGCAGCGGCCTCTCAGACTACCCAGGTCGTTAAGAATAACAATCCTACCTCATGGAGCGGTACGCCCTCGTCTCTCAACGGGCCGCTCCCAACGGCTCCCATGTGGTTGCAAATCACGGACAATAATACGGACCTGTTGTTCTCTTACTCGAGAGACGGCATAAACTTCAGTCAGGTCTATCAGGACACCAGAGCCAGCTTCCTGACCCCGGATCAGATCGGGTATTTTGCCGAGACGCAGAGCACGTCGCTCCTGGCTTCCCTGACTCTCCTCAGTTGGGTACTTACGTAATCCACATGGCCAACTCTTCCCAGCTTGGGTATCTCCAGCTCGGGGTGGCCAACCTGGGTTCGGTGGGGTCGGCGGCCGCCTCTTCGGCTTATAACTACCGGACGATCACCATCGATCACACCAAGGTCGGCGGGAGCGATCTCACCAACTACCCGCTTCTCGTCTCGGGAGTCTATTCGTATCTGGCCACGCTGGCCAATGGCGGCAAGGTCACGAGCGCAAGCGGCTACGACATCCAGTTCTTCTCCGACTCGGCCCTGACGACGCCGCTCAAGTTCGAACGCGAGTACTGGGTCGCCACAACCGGTGAGTTTGTTGCCTGGGTAAAGGTTCCCTCGGTCAGCGCCAGCGTCGACACGGTCATCTATTGGGCCTACGGCAACGCGGCGGTCACCACCGACCAAAGCGACAAGGTCAACGTCTGGGACGCGAATTACCTGAACGTCTACCATTTCGGCAACGGTACGACGCTTAACCTCACCGACTCTACCGCCAATGCGTTCACGCTCTCCAGTGCAGGGGGGCCTAGCGCCACGGCCGGCAAGGTCGACGGCGCCATCAACTTCGATGGATTCGATGACAACACCGTCACTACGGGGGTCTCCTCGCCGGCCTCAATCACGGCTCAATGGTGGAATTTCGTCGCCTCGGGGGATCAGAAGGAATCTGCGGCGTTCTTTTACGGGGCCAATATGGCCAGTACTACGGATCGGGCTTCGGCACACACTCCCTGGTCTGACTCCAACCTCTACTGGGATTTCGGCAACGCCACTAATACCCAAGGCAGGACGACGACAAGTTACGCCGCGTATTTGAGCGCCTGGACCCATATTGCGCTGGTGTTCGACGATGCGACCGACTTCCATGCGATCTATCTCAACGGCGCCTTGATTCAGTCTCATACACACTCGAGCTCCTCGACTGCCGGGAAGACGCCGCTCTCTATCGGAAATTCCTGGGATGGAATTTCCGCCAAATACATTAAGGGCAAAGTCGACGAGTTCCGGATCAGCAACATCGCCCGCTCGGCCGGCTGGATCCTGGCCGACTACAACAACCAGAATTCCCCTTCGACGTTCTACACGGTCGGCTCGGAGGTAGGCGGATCGGCCGGCGTCACCGCCAGCGCCTCCGCCGCCTCGATGACCTTCACGGCACCCGCCATCACAGTCACCGTCACCGGTAGCGTCGTAGTGACCGTCACGGCGGTCTCGATGACCTTCACGGCTTTGCCGGCCCTGGTCGTAACCATAGCTGCGGCCTCGGCGGCCAGCCTGACCTTCACCGCCCGCAGTCCCGGCATTGCCATTTTCAACCCGTTGCCGCCCTCGGACACCATGCAGGCCACGAACGCCCGCCGGGGCGTCGACAAGGGCTTCCACCTGATCCCGCTCACTCCCTACGCCGTCGAGGTGCGGCGCGCGGTCTCGGGCGACCCGGCGGCCAGTTCGGCCGGCAGCGGAAGGACGGGCGGTGGCGGCGTCCGGACCCAGCAGCAGTGGCGTCCGGTGGCCGAGGCATTCGAAATCCAACAGCGCAACAACGACCGGCTGCGCGACGAACTGGTGAATGTCAGGAACCAAGTGCCTCCGCGGCCGCCCGGCCTGGCGATCGAAGTGAGAACCTTCGTGTTCCCGGGAGAGTTAGTGGTGGCCGACGGCCTGCACGCCGACGATGGCGTCCTCTATGTCGTCATCACCGTGCCGGACGGGTTCCGCGCCTCGGTGTACGAAGCCTTCGCCAACGTGAGCGACGCGCCCTCGGGGCAGCCGATCGAGTGCAACCTTTACGTCAGTCCGGACTACGGCGTCACCTGGACTGATACGATTCTAAACTCGCCGCTCACGATCCCGGCCGGCGACTTATCGTCCGGACCTTTCACCGACTTTACGAGCGTTCCCTATTTCCTGGCGCGCGAAGATAGGTTGCGGTTGTCGATCGATCAGGTCGGCGGGGTGACTCCCGGCGCCGGGCTGGTGGTGAGCGTCCGGTATCAGATCGTCACCGTACCTTAGCTTGAAAGGAACTTTTGCATGGGCCTCCGCATTCCGACCGGTACGATGATCTACCGGGATGCCGACTTCTCTTCGATCCTCCCCGCCATGACCGATATCAGGAATGCGCTGGACGATGCCGGCTGGACGGTGTTCGAGGATCTGTACGAGAAGATGAATCTGCGTTGGCAGGGCGGGCTTACCGATGGAGCTACTCTTACTGTCTCCAAGGGCGCGACTTCCAACGTCTATACCTTCCGCAATACGCCCACGCTTCCGCACGACATCCTGATCGGGGCCACCATAGCCGATCAGATCACTGCCACCGCCGCTATGCTCAACGCCAATGATCCACTGATAGGTGGAGTGCCCGGGGCCATCGATTCCACTGACCCGAATTACTCCAGCATGCTGACGCTGGTGAATAGGATCTCGGGTGTGCATATGGACATTGTCATCGCCACGGCGGATTTCTGGAGCAACCTCACGGTCTGGGGTCCGTGGCGTGAGGGCGGGCACCGCCTTCGTAGCGTGGCCAGTTCAAGCCAGCCTCTCCAGGCGTGCGTGGAGATCCGGTCCACCGGCACCCACATGGCAATCTACGTAGCGCCTGCCGATGCGAGTATCTGGAACGGCCCTTTCTATCTCACCTGTGCGGCTCTCCGTACCCTCAAGGTTTCCACTAACGGACAGGAATTAATGACGTGGCTGCTCGGCTCGTCTATTGCCGTCGCTTCCAAAGTCCACGTCTGCGTGCCGAATCTCTTCGAGGGGCAGGAGCCGCTCATCATCACTTCCGCCAACAACAACGGGGTGGGTAAGTTTCGCATCACCTTTGTCGTCCCGCACGGCATGACGACCGGCCAGAACATCTACATCGACCAAGCCACCATCGGCGGGGTGTATTCGAGCGCGCTCAACGGCAACTGGCAGATCACCGTCATTGACACCCTCACCCTCGATCTCGATATTTCCACTTACGTCTCCGGATATGACGCCTCCACTGGTCTGGCCGCCACTTACAAACGCCACTCGCGGTGCTTCTTTATGATCGGCTGCTCCAGCACTACCGACGCCACATTGGGGTGGTCATTCCGCAACAATATTGGTTCATTCCCAGGCACGTTGCAGGGCAGCGCCCAGGTGTTGTGCCTCGATTCTTCGCTCTATGTGGCCGCGCCATTTAACAGCAACGGCAACATCACACTGTTCGTGCTCAAGGCCGCCGTCACTAATGTCTACCCAAAGGTGAAGGCAATTGGCGTCATGGGCGCGGCGATCACCGCGCTCGTTGGCTGGCGCTGGCCTACCGATGCGGATGGCATGGGCATCATCGCCAACCTCCCCGCCGCTATTGTCGGCATGGACGACATTGACATGGACGAGGTCTTCGTCAAGAGCGGCTACAACTGGGTTAACATCACCGACAACAACGACGCCGGGAGCCTGTTCCGCGCCGTCACGCCGACCTCGTGAGGGACTTATGGCAGTCGTAGACATTGGCAGCGCTTCCTGGTTCGTTCCCGAGGAGACCGTCGAGTTCTTACTCTCCGAACCTGACTTTGAAATCCCGCTTTTCGGCGACCCCTTCTTCGACATCACCGACACCGAGGGGGATCACGGGTTCATTATGATCAACAGCATGTGCGGCATCTTCGAAATCGGCAACGACGTCATGCCGATCGACCGCTGCGCCGTCACCGCGCCTTTGACGCCGGGCAGGGCCCGCGCGTATTCATTCTGATACCACTCACCTGAAAGGAACCACATGAAAGTCCAGAAACAAGCCGCCCGGCCGGCCCCGGCCGCCGCCCCCGCGACCATCGATCCGAATAAGATCTACGTGCGCGCGATGAAGGGCTACCTCTACAGCCCGGTCACCAAGCGCATCTCCTACACGCACAATCGCGAGGAAGTCGGACCTTCCACCTACGAGCGCCCGTGGAGTGTTCAGCTAGGCTATGGCTTCGAACAGCCGGTCTATCCGCTCTGCCCGGTGGATTACCCAACTCCGGAAACAGCGGATAGCGTGCTCTCCCAGGCGATCGTCTGGTGGCCCTCCCTCGTCTTCGACATCATCGCCCCCGTGCCGACCGGCGGCTTTACCACCGCGCCGCAGTACTGGCTCGTCGTCAACAACGGGGCCGACCTCTGGGAAGTCCTCTCGGCCGGCTGGTTTGCCTTCGATCTCGATAAAGATGGGGCCGCCGCAGCCTACGAACAGCGCACCGCCGAGCTTCGCCTGGCGGGCTTCTCCGTTTAAGAGGAGTAGACTTGGTGCAACTCGCTGGCTATTTTCCCAAACTCCGTAACGCATAGGCCAGCGAGGCAGGGCGGCCGACCCGATGCGGCCGCTCTGTTAAAAAAAGGAGTCCGTATGCCAATCATTCAGTTGCTGGTCCTGATCGTCGTGATCGGGGTCATCCTCTACCTCGTCAACACGTATGTGCCGATGGCAGCGCCGATTAAGACAATCCTCAATATCGTGGTCATCCTCTTCCTGTGCATTTGGCTGCTCTCGGTTTTTGGGCTGCTCCCCGGCGGCACAGTTCCCCGGCTCCGATAAAAAACATTTCGCGGCGTGTATGATTGGTTCTCAAGAGCCATCATGGGAAAACTCGACGATCAGATCGCGCAAGATCGAAAGAACGTCACCGCTGGTGGTGACCAAACCCAAGCTGAGAACCGCCAGCGCGCCAATGTAGCCCGCCAGCGCCGCGTTCCGATGATGGAGCAGATGCAGGAAGCCTATGATCCGATGATCGGAGGCCGCGGCGGCTACAACCCACAAGAGGCTGGCGACATTCGCGGCGAATACGGCGGCCTTCAAACTACACCGGAAGAATTCCAGAGCAATCAGTTCACCGGCCAGGAGCAACAGGATATTCGCGGGAACCCGTGGGCCCGGGCCGCCTACTACGATCCCGAGTCGGACATGGCGCGCACGTATGAGTCGAGCGGGCGGGTGCGCGGCGCGGTCGATCAGTACGGCAACGACATAGATCGGTACGGCAACGAATTGACCCAGTCAATCGACGAGAACGGGCTTTCGATCGATCCCCGGTACAAAGAGATGCAGGATGCCACGATCATGCAGACCGGCGGCGACATTCGCAAGTCCGTGGACCCGGCATTGCTGCGGGCCGACCAGCAAGCTCTCGAAGACATCCGCATGGATCCGGAAGAGCAACAGCGGATGATCACCGGGGCCGGGATCACGGCGGGGCTGGGATACAGTCAAGCCACCGATGACGCGATGCGCCGGGGCCGGGCTGCGGGCATGAACCCGATGGGTCTGGCAGCGGTGCGCGGGCGGAACGAGAACCAGTCGGCGGTGGCCAAGGGCAATGCGATGACGCTGGCGCGCATCGCTGCCGGGGACGCACTGGCGCGGCGTGCCGGCCAAGCCGAGGACTACCGGATGCGCGGCGAAGAGTCGGCTGCGGATCGGATGGGCCGTGCGGCGCTCCAGGCCGGTGAGTTCGAATACGGTTCACGTTCCGGTCTGGAGGACCAGCGCCTCGGCGCGGCACGCGATCTGTCCGGTCGGAAACTGCAGGCGGCCACCACAAAACTGGGGGCGGCTGGGGATCTGGGCCGCACGCGGGTCGGCGCCGAAGAAGGTTCCGCCGGGCGGGAACAGCAGTCACGGCAATACAACACCTCGATGGGCACCGACATTGCCACCGGCATCGAGCGCGACGAGCAGGCTCGTGCGGCGGGGCTCGCCGAGAATCGCCAAAAGACCAACTTCGCCAACCAAGCGACCCGCTTCGGGCAGGGGATGGACGTGCAGCAGGCCAAACGGCAGGGCGCGGAGACGGTCGCCAATAAACGGCTCGGCCAGCAGGAAACGGCGCTTGGATGGAAGGAGCGCCAGGAGGCGGCGGCGCGGGACGAGGAAGAGGGCGGCTACGACCGTGAGCAGCGGGCCTACGAGTTCAAGACCGGGGCCCAGGATCAAGCCACGCAGAATCAGTTGCGGCGCGACGAGCGGGTACGGGGCTGGGAGAAGGTCGGCGGCATGGTTGTGGGCGGCTTAGGTGCCGCAGCCGGGGCCGGGCTGCTCGGTGGCGCGGCGAGCGCAGGCACGAAAGCGGCGAGTGCTGCCACGACAGGGGCGAGAGCCGCACAGGGAGCCGCTGGCTTGGGCAACGCCTCCCGAAAAGTCCTTCAGAGATAAGAAGAGGAATCAAAGATGCCATCTTACTGGGAAAACGATCTCCCGCCAGCCGCTGGTGCCACGCCAGCCGCCCCGAAACCGATGGGGCAGGCCCAGGCACCGATGGGACAACCTCAACAGCCGCGGCGTCCGATGGGACGCGCGCAAGGCCAGCAACCCGGCGGCGGGCAAGGCCGCTGGTGGCAGAACCCAGGCTCGGCGGTACGGCCTCCGGTGGCAGGGCAACCACCGGCTCCGGGCGGCGCTCCTCCTGCACCTCAATCTCCTCCAGCGGGAGGAGCGCCTCCGGCTGCGGCTCCTCCGGCGGCCGGAGCTCCTCAACCGTGGTCGATGGCCAGCCAAGCCGCGCGATTCAATCAGCCAGCCGCGCCCGCTGCGCCACCTCCCGCTGCCCCACCACCCGCCGCGCCCGCTGCACCACCTCCGGCAGCCGCGCCTCCTCCCGCAGCGGCCCCACCACCCGCCGCCGCTGCACCGCCACCAGCCGCAGCGCCGCCTCCGGTGAACGATCCCAGCGCGGGCGTGGGCCTCGCCCCTGGCACGATTCCGCGCGATCTGCAAGAGAGCGCAGCCGCCGCGGCCCAGCAGGCCGCTAATCCGCAGGCGCAGCCGCCGAGCAATATCCACGCCATTGAGAGTCAAGGCAATGCGGGGGAAATGGCTGATCGTTTGGTGGCCGACCGGGGCCGGTACGAACGCAGCATGCAGGAAGACCGGGCCAGTGCGCAGGACGCCTACGACATGCAAAACGCGCGGGGCCGGTATACTCCGACCGATCCGACCTATGGGGAGGCGGGCCGGGGCAGGGGTATGGTGGCTGGTGACCGAGAATTGGCCAACCGCCGCAGCCGGGCGTTCGGCCCAGCGCCGCCCCGAGGCGTAGCCAGCTACGGAGTCGGCCCGGTCGGCGCGGAAGTTGGCGGCGGCCTCGAGGGACCACCTCCTGGCGGCGAGACTAGCATTCAGGCGCTGCCGGAAGGCGCTGGCACCGGCCCACGGTGGGAGCAAGCGATGAAGGGCCTGCAGGGCTCAATGGGTTCAATGGGCGGGCCCCCGAAGCCTCCTCTACAACCCGAAGGCGCAGCGATGGACGTGCAGCCTCTCCAGAACGAAGGCGGCGGGCGTGACCGCCTGATGCGCGCGATGGAGATGCAGAACATGCGCGGGCGTCTCCAGCCGCAACCGATGAGGCGCGGGTACGGAATGGGCCGCATGGGACGAGGCCGAGGACCAGCCAGCTACTAAGTCATGGCTTACCCACAGACGAACTACTGGGAAGGGGAGGACGACCCCAACGATCCGTTCGCCCTGTCGAAGCGATATGCTCCGCGTTCACCGGCACCCACCACCAGCCAGTTCGCCAAGTATCAACCGGACTCGCCGATGCCCTTTGAGGGCTGGGCCGCACCGCCGGAAATAGCTATGGATCGCGGTATCCCCAAGCTGCCCCGGTCGATGTCCAAGTACAAGCAGAACTATATTGATCCGGGGGAGGATCCGTTTTACCAGACATGGGAAAACGACTGGAACTCGGCGGCGGCCAAGCGGGATGCCCTGACCAGGGGCAAGCCGCAGCTCCACGATCAGCAGTACGAACCACCGACATGGCAGAAGGCCCTGATGACCGGCGCGAATGCGTTTGCCGGGTACATCAACGCCGGGCGCCGCACTCACGTCGATCCGATCAGCCAGCAACAATTGATGCGCCGGCCGAAATACGAGCAGGCGATGGACCTCTGGGAGACCCAAGGCAAGGCGATCGATGCCGAGTTGAGCAACCTGCAGACCAAGTACGGCCTGCGGCGGCAAAAGCATCAGGACTGGATCCAGGACCGCCAGGCGACCGTGGCCGAACGGGCGGCGCAGCGCCTGGAAGAAACAGCCGACCGGCAGGGCGACATGTGGGAGTCGCAGATCAATGAGAACAATGCCCAGGCAGAGCACAACCGGGCCCAGGCAGCGTACCAGCGGGAACTGGCGAAGAAAGCGGCTGCCAGACAGGAGTACATCCCCGCAGGACGCGGCCAGATGTTCAAGACGAGCACCGAGGAATTCCTGGGAGATCCTCTGCAGTCGAAAGCAGAGTTAGAGGCCGAGGCCGAAGAAAAGCGCGCCGAAGAGGCCCCGGGCATGGGCTTCGAAGAGGGAACTCCCGAGTACTGGAACTACGTGAAGAAGCGCGGGATCTGGCGGCCCCGAGCACCGGGCACCGGGCTCCAGGGCGCGTTGACCGCGAACCAGGAGCAACTCCAAGCCGAGCGCACGGCTAAGATAATTCACGGAATATATGAAGAAGAGCACACCAATCCTCAGACGGGACAAATGGGGCTCAACGAGCGCAGATCGAGATTTGCCGGGGTGCTCAAGCAAGCGTATGCAGCCGCGAAGATAAGCCGTAAACCGCCGGAAATTCCTCAAGCTGCGATCGAAAACTTTAACGCTGCCACCGATAGAATGATTGAAAACCTGGGGACCAGACTCAGGCTGGGAGACCTCAGCCGGGCAGATTACGACAAGCATGTACAGGCGCTGAAGCATTGGACCCCGCCGAAGCCTGAAGCGTCCACTCCGACACCGGCTCCCGCTCCGACCCCGGCCCCCGCCGCCCCAGCGCCACCACCTGTTCCAACCGGGCAGCAGGCGGGTGGCCGGCCAGGGGCTGAATCTTCCGGCACCTACGGGGACTGGAACACTCAGAAGCCTAAGCCAGCGCTCGGCTCGTATTACGGCAGCAAATGAAGCGACGATGGCTAAACCCCGGTTTGACCTTGATAGAGCGAGGCGAGATGGATGGACCGATCCGGAGATCGCTGACTTCCTTGCGGGTCAGAATAACTTCAATGCCCTCAAGGCCCGGCAGGATGGCTACACCGACCAGGAGATAATCGGCGAACTCAACAAGCCTGAGGGAATGGAACTGCCTGGGACGGGCGCGTCTCCGGCGATGGCTCCGTCCTCGATGGGCCCGGCGGGCACTTTCCCGAGCTCCGGCTATGCTCCTCCCCCGTTCTCGGACGTACCCGGCACCGCGCAGACCGGCCTCCCTGGCGTGCAGGGCCCCAGGATCCCGCCGGGGCTCGGCGGCCCGCCAGTCAACCCTCGTCCCCTGCCACCTTCCCAGCAAACCTTCGGAGCGCCGCTTCGATACGAGGAGCCGCCGATCAGGGGCACCCACCGTGCGGCGAAGTACTATACCCCGCCGGATGTAAGACCGGACTGGGGGCCGCAACCGGAAAACCGTGGGCTCTTAGAGAGCGGCGGCGGCGCGTGGGCCGAGGGTTGGCGTCAACAGCCGGCCAATATCGGAGAAGGACTTGAGGCAGTAGGAGAAACTGGCCGGTCGGCATTCCCTGGAAGCCCAAGGATGCAATCGGTGTTCAACACCGTTTATGACGTTGGCCGGTACATGCAGCCGACGAATCAGGAATACACCAAGCGGCCCAGTGCCCAGGAGGTCTTGGCAGATCCTAGCCTGCACGGGGCGGCTCAGTGGGGAATCGAGTCGCTGGGGCAGGGAGCGCCGAGCATCATCACCAGCGCGGTGGCCACTGGTATTAACCCGCTCTTCGGCAAGGTGATCACCTACCTGATGAGCGCCGGGGAGATCAAACGGAATCTTGAGGAACAGGGCCACAGTGAAGAGGCTGCCTCGAAGGGGGCCGTGCTCTTCGGATTCCCGTCTTCGTGGCTGGAAAACTGGGAGCCGACGCGGATTGTATCTGCTCTCAAGAAGGTTCCGGTCCAGCAAACCCTCAAGGAAATCCTGGAGGAAACCGCCAAGAGAATGAGCGTCATGAAACGGGCCGGTTTGGCGGGGCTCGAGGGACTGGGAGAAGGCATAACCGAGGGAGCCCAGACCGCTGTATCGGAATTCGCCAACTACGTCATGGGCGGCGTAGTCCCGAACGCCACCGAACTGTTCTGGAAGATCTTCAACGATGCCGCCGCCGGAATGGTCCCCGGCTGGGGCGGTGGTACCGTCCAGCAGGTTTCCGAGGCCAAGCACTCCCGCGATGCCCGTGCGTTCCTGGAGGCCGAGCGGCATCTCAATCCGGTCAAGGACTACATGGATCAGCGGGCGGGGAGGCAGCCCGGCCAGCAGGCCCCTGGCACGGTCACTTCCCCCGAAGGACCGGTCCCCGTTCCTGGCGCTACCTTCCAGCAGGATCCGACGAGCCTTGTGCCGACGCCGGGACCGGTCCAGCGGCCGATCGCCGACCCGGCGGCGGTCTACGACGAAGCCAAAGCCTTTGCCTCGAACTTCCCGGAGCTTGGCGTAAGCGCCCTGGTGAAGAAGTTCAACGTCACGCGCGACGGGGCCCGGCAGATTCTCGATCGCCTCGTCGAGGAAGGCGTTTTCGCTCCCAAGCAAACCAAGGCTGGCGGCACCGTTTTCACCAATGTCGCGTTGAAAGGCGAGCGCGGCGGCGAGTCCAAGATCACCTCGGAGAAGACTCCCGAGGAGCTTGAGCAGGAGGTCATCGCCGAGTTCCAGCGGTCGCGGGGGGAAGTGCCTCCCCAAGTTCTCGCCAGCCTGAAAACCGCGCTGGATACGCTCCAGACTCTCACCGGCCAGGAGCCCGGGTACGCCGACCTCGCCGCCGACGCCCAGGCGGCGATCGACCGCTTCCGCCGGGTAGCCGCCAAGCGGGGCATCGATCCGGACGCGGTGATCAGCGGGCTGGTCGGAGGAGCGCCGCAGGCCAAGGCGGGCAAGCCTAAGGTTAAGGCTCCTACACCACCTACAGTCGCTCCTCCTACACCTCCTACGCCGCCGGTAGTGGCCGCGCCTGGCCTCGAACCAAAGATTGCGCAACAGTTAGAATCGCGCTACCCGGGCATCAAACCTGAGAGGGTAGTATCCGCACCGGGTGGCTTCATCGTCGAAGGCGGCAACGGGAAGGTCCATACGACCGCAATCGGGGCCATGCAGGATCTGGTTGCGGAGTACAGGAAGAACCCGCCCGCACCTGAAGGAAAGGAGGAGGGACAACAGGGACTAGAACCACCGCCGTCAGCATTGGAGCGGGCCAAGCCTGCTCCAACGGCAAAGGCCCCAGCGGCAACCATCCAACTCAGTACCAGGGGCGATGTAGTCCACGCTGTTCGCTGGCCGAAAGGACAGAAGGCTGCTCCTACCTTACCTGCTCAAGGGGAGGTCTCGAAGCAACCCTCTGCGATCGAATACGACGCGATCACCAAGCATATCGCCGAGGTTGTGAAGACTCCCACCTACCGGGCCGACACGCACGAGGGCTCCCTGTTACGGGATCAGGTTCGTGCGTGGGAGCAGGAGCAGGCGTTCCACAAGCCGGCCGCCATAGCCCGGGCCGAAAGGGAGATCGAGGCCGAACGCGCCGCCCGCGAGAAGAAGGAACCGGCGCCGACGTCGCTGGAGGAGCCCAAACCCGCTCCACCGGCTCCACAGGCCACCTCCTTCACCGCCAGGATGGATGCCGCCCAGACCGCCGACGAGGGCCGCGCGATCCTCGGCGATGCCACCGACGCCATTGAGGCTCTGATGCGGGATATCGGCATCAAGCCGATCGTAGGAAACGTCGCGCCAAATTACACAGTTGGCATTCACATCCTGAATGACAAGAAGAGAGTCAGGCCAGCCCTGAAGGAGGCCAAGGCCAAGAATCCCGCCAAGGCGAAGCAACTCGAAGCCCTGATCCAGGACGTGCTGCAAGCCTACGGCCCGGGCTGGGAGCGGGTCAAGGATCTCGACCGCGTGAGGGAAGACGCGAAGTTCGAGAAGTTCAAGGCAGAGCAGCCGCCGAAGAAGGGCAAGGGCAAGGGGAAGACAACCCAGGTTGCGGCACCGTCAACTGAAGTTGTCAAAGTTCAGCCCGGCGAGGTCACTTCGCCCGAGCCCAAGCCCACTCGCCTGACGGGGGGAGAAGCCGTAGCTCCCTTCATCGAGGACATCAGCCAGGAACCGGACTGGTATCAGACCACCTTCAAAGCCGAGCTACCGCCTTCCTTCAAAACTGAGCTACCGCCGTGGTCACAAGTCGTCCAACTCGCTCAACTGCGTAAGTTTACCGGGCAGACACTCCGCGAGATCGCCGACACTGCGGCTTGGCTCCACCAGGAGCGAGTGCTGGCCGAGCGCGAAAAGTTCCAGGTGGAGCAGGAACGGGGTAAACCAGTCACCTACGAGCAGGATCGGGATGCCAGGGAGGCCAAGAAGAAAGCCGCCGCCGCCGACAAGCTGGCCGCAAAGAAGAAGACCGAGCGCGACGAGAAGGAGAAGGAGAAAGAGGCCGAGGCCAAAAAAGCCAAAGCCGAGGGGCCGTTCCCGAAGCTCCCGCCCGCCCTGGCCGACGACCAGACTGGTTATGGCTGGCTTGACCTGGACTTCGAATCCGATCTCGACCGGGCCCTCTACATCGCGGCTGGCGGCAATCCCACGACGCCGCCGCGGGACGTGAAATCGGGGAGGCAGCGCCAACACCTCGAGTTCGCGATGACGCATACCGGCATGTCGGAGCAGGAAGCTGAAGTTGCCGGTCACGCCATCAGGGACACTATCTTCTTTTTGTCCAAAGGACTGGCGCGGGAAGGGAAGGACCAGCCCCGGACGATGCTCAGGGTTCCCGCCCAGGTCGCGGCGAAGGCCCCAGTCGCCGCCGCGCCGGCCGCCGCCCCCAAGAAGGGCAAGGGCAAGGTAGTGGCGATGCCCGCCAAGGAGGAGCAGCCGGGCAAAGTCACCTCGCCAGAACAAGAGGCTAAGGCCGTCGAATCGCTTGAGGATGAGCACGGAATCAAGGTTGAGCCGGTCAAGCGGAATGCCAAGATCGAGGCCGAGGTTCTCAAGGACATTGGGCGTGGCCGGGACGCGCACGAGCTATCCAACTCGCCAGCCTGGACAAAGAGACGGGCCGAGTACATGGAGGCCATCACCGCTCTTCAGCAGGATGGCCTCATCGACTACGACCTGACTTCTAGTGAGTGGCGTCCGACGAAGAAGGCCAAGGAAGCGGCCAAGCCAAAGCCCAGGCCCAAGCCCAAAGCCTCGATCCTCCAGGATGATGAGCCCGGCAAGCCGAGCTCGCCCGAAGGGCGGGACTACGACGACATCCAGCGCGACATTGACGCTGAAGAAGACCGCCTGGTGGCCGGTGGGATGTCGGAACAACAGGTTATTCGCCTCTACGATCCGAGCGTCAACGAGGCAAAAGACTTCCCTCCAGGCTGGCAACCAATGCCGGAAAAACTGGCGGCTCTCTATCGCGAGAGAGATGCCGTCTGGGAATCCGAAGAGCGTAGGGAGGCAAGGGAGGCAAGAGAGGCCGAAGAGGCTGAAGACCGAAAACGGGAGACCAAGTCTCGCGAAACCGCAGCGGCAACAGAGGCCGTAATCCAAAGACTGCGGGCCGCGGTTCGCAGGCTGGAAGCAGTTACTAGACTGAAAACGGTTGCCGAGCACGCGGGTGCGTTTGAAGATCTGAAGAATGCCCGAGAGGCCCTGAAGCGGGCTACCACTGGGGCAGGACTACTGCCGGGCCCGGGCAAGGTGACTTCGCCGGAGAAGAAGTCGGCCTTCGATCGGGCCAAGGACGCGCTGGCCGGGTTCGTGGGCAAGAAGAAGACGGACGTTAAACAGGCCGGTCTGATGGACCCGGACACCCATCCGGGAGGATCCGTCTATGCCAACCGTGGCAATAGCTGGATGATCGAGCACGCGAAGATCCGGTTCCCCAAAGGCAAGAACATTGGCGTTGTGTACGCGAACCATGACGGGATGCGGATCTTCATGTGGATCGCGGGCCGCGCGCTGGGCGGCGCGAACTTCGGTGCCAGTGACTACAACATCATCCTCGGTGACCTCGAAAAACACCTCGGCCTCAGACTGAGCCCCGAAGCAAACGCCGTACTGGACAAGCTGCACGCCGACATCACCGAGTTCCGGAAGCAGAACCCGGAGGGGATGGACGTTGTACTGGCCGACAAGAAGCGACCGCTGTTCGTTAACAAAGAGAGAAAAGCTACTCTCTCCACAAAGACGGTGGCTTACGAGGAGAGGCTGCACGCCGCCCAGCGGAAGGCCCCGCTGAAGGAGAAGGCCATCCATGACCTGATGAAGACGGCGCTCTTCAAAAAGGCGTGGACTTATCTGGTTCACGAGCAGTTGTACGAGTTCGACGTCTTGGAGAATTTCGACGAGATCACCGCGAAGATTCTGGCCGGCCAGGACATGGGTCTTACGCTGGATGAGCGGGTTGAAATAGCGCAGGCATACCGGGCGGCCCTGATCGCCGAGCACGGTGAAGACGTCATTGTTCTGTTCCGGTACATGAAGGCCGGAGCGGTGAAGGAGGCATTCCGTGGCAGAGAAACAAAGGCCGAGAAAGATAGTGGGCGCACCGGGGTTGAGCCGGAGCGCGGTGGAGAACTTCAACGCGGCCCAACTGGCGGCCGAGAGGGCGAGGCTCCTGGGCCAGGACGAGAACGAGGCGTTCGCGAGGGCCCTGAAGGCGCAGTGGAAGAAGGGCGCGGAGAAGGCGAAGGAAGACTAGACCTCAAGGCTTCCCGCGCACAACCCGCGACCGAGATTACCGACAAGACATTCGTGAAGGACACCGCGCGCACGCTCCTGGGCGAGTGGTCGGCGGGCCGCATCAAGGTCAAGGACATCGCCGCGAAGATCATCAAGGAGCATGGGGCCAAGGCCCGCCAGATCGGCGAGCAGGTAGCCGCGCTCGTCCAGGATTGGATCAGGAAGCCGATCCGGCACCACATCAAAGAGGTTTCAACCGCCCAGCCGTTTGGCCCTAACAAACTCGCCGATCCTGATAAAGATCTCGTTGTCACTGGCGTTCACAACGCCCGGCAGGATCCGGTCTTTGTCGAGAAGTCTGTCGGCCTGATGTTGAAGTACGTGGACTTCAAGGACATCAAGGGACTCACGCCCAACGCCGCGGTCGAGAAGATTATCGGCCGGCTGGTCGACAACTTACTCTGGCTCCACGATAAGTACGTCGACCTGGGCTTCGCCGAGCGGGCCCGCCTCTGGTATGACGGCGGGCGCAAGAAGGTGGTGGCCAACGCGAAGCAATACGGCACGACGATCGAGCAGGCTGCCGGTGTCCTCGCCGGGTTCTCGCCACAGAAAGACTGGTTCCAGAACGTCGACATGGCGCGGCGCTTCCACGAGTGGTGGAACCAGCGCCACGAGCTTAAGTGGACTCCGGAAATGGAGGCCATCTACGAGAACAAGATCCTGCCGGACAAGGAGGACGGCGATCGAAAGACCATCCGGAAGAGGGAGAGAAAATACCAGAAAGACCGAGCGGAGTACCCGGGGAAAATAGCCGAGTGGAAGGCTAAGATTGCCGAAGCCCGGCGCAACAAGGTTCCCGTACAGGACAGACCGAAGAAGCCGAAGAGGCCGAAGAGGAAGCCTTTCACACCGACCACAACCCTCCAGGAAAATTACGCCGCCATGAAGGGCAAGGCCGCTATCGAAGTCACAGACGTGCCCTCGATGGCCATCTGGTTCCGGATGTGGGACGAGGCTCATAACAAACGCGACTACCGCGTCCTCACGCCCGAAGGGGCATGGGGCGACGTCATGATGGTCGAGGAGAAGGACGGCAGCCTGCGGCCCGCCGAGATGGCTTGGTCCGGTTACGAGTACATGGAGAAGGCCATCCGCATCATGCAGGATGGCTCCATCAACAATATCAGCGACCAACTGGGAGACCGGCATAAGGTCAGGAACTTCTATAACAACCTCCTCGATCCGAACTCGCCCAACGGCCATATAACCTGCGACACCCATGCGGTCTGCGCGGGCCTGCTGCGGCCGCTCGGAGGCTCGGCGGTAGAAGTAAACCACAACCTAGGGAACGGGGTGCAATCGCGCAAGATCGGTGAACTGGGCACGTACTGGATCTTTGCCGAAGCCTACCGCCGCGCGGCCCGTCAACGTCAGATCCTGCCCCGGGAGATGCAGTCGATTACCTGGGAAGCCACGCGCGGGCTGTTCACCGGCAAGAAATCGGAGGCGTATAACAACTGGGCCTCGGCTCTCTGGGGAAAGGTTAGCGAT